CTGATATAAAAATAATATTTTTAAGAGATTATTCCTCTATTGCAGCCTGCGCCGCGGAGAAAAACAGCTATTTTACAGGGGGTTACTCTTTTTAGGTAAATTATTCTCGTCCTAAACTTCCAATCTCATCAAAATCAATTTTTGAATAATCAGCGTTGATGAAGCCAATAAGGTGCTTGTCGCCTGAAAGCTCGACCTTGTTTCCTGTTCTGACGTATGTCATGTGGTACGTTTCAGACTTCTCTTCAAAATCGTATTCCAAAGGTTCGGAAACGTTTAACGTCCGTACTTTTGTCCGCACCTCATTGTTTTCTCCTAAGTAGATTGTATCAGCCCTGACGATGTTGTCGGCATAAAATTGGCGTAGTGTCAGGCTGTCGTCCTTAACAGTTATTTCCGTAGTATATCCATTCCCTACATCTTCCCGGTATGTTTGGTTAGGATAATGGCTTATCTTAACCTCGTATGTTGCCAACTGAAACGTTCCTTTTATGCTATGAACGTCTATCAGTTGGCAATTTTCATCTCCGCCAAAAGAAAGCAGATATTCACCTGTCTTCGCGAATGATTTGTTAATAGTATCTGTTTCTTGCTCTGTTCGGCTTTCCGACTGCAAACGGCCCAGTATATCTTGTGGCGGAACAAATTGTTCCTCATCTATTGTTGAAGTTGGAACATCAGTATAAATCTGATGCCAGCTCGTATTTGACAGCACATTGTCGTAGACGCTTTCATCGTCATTTGAACAAGAAAGCAAGGCAAGGCCAATACTCGCTAAAAGTATGTTTTTTGTTTTCTTCATTCTAAACCCATTTCTTCTAATCTGTTGTCGATGTATTCCGTTGATGCACCGGCTTTTTGCAGACGGTCTATAAACACCTCCACATTACAGTCATGCAGCATCATCAATTTGCTTATTTCAGCTTTTGAAAAGCATTCATTACAGAAAACCCAATCTCTTTCTTTGATGAACTCGTATTTACTTCGCTTTGTGGTAAAGAACGGCACACCCTTATATGGGCATCCGCCATTGTGTATTACATCGTTCTTATCAACAAAGTATTCGTCATCGTCCATTATTGGGAAAATGGTGTGTGCATAACCTATGATTGTCGCTACCACAAATAGTGTAATTAAAAATATCGCATACACCTTTGTGTCGCTCATTCTCATTTCCTGCCCTCCATCAACACATTTATCAATCTTTCTTTCTCGGCTAACAATTCTTCCAGTAACTTAACTCGTTGCTGCAACAATTCCACCTCACCTGACGTGTTAATAGCATTTCCATGGACTGACGCAGGTGAATAATTACCTTGCGTTGATACGTGGTTGCTTGCAGTCTGTTCCCCGATAAGCAGCCATTTTGCGTCTACATCAAGTACTTTGACGATTTTAGCAAGCATTTCTACTGAAGGCTTAGAGCGCCTTTTCTCGCTAAAGTAGTTTGAGACACTTGTAGGTGGTATGTCAATCGCATTAGCAAACGCAGTCTTATTTCCGCTAAAACGCTCATTTATAAGCATTTCTATTCTATCATTAACAGACTCCATATTTAATAAAAGTTAAATGAATAAATTATTTAATCATTTGAGTTTATATTTCAACTCATTTGATTATCTTTGCACCATAAAGTTAAACATTAAACATCAAAAACAAGAATAAAATGCCGAAAAAACAGACGTTTACAAGCGAATTAGAGCAAATGAAGGTCGGGGAAGCCAAAGAATACCCGGCAGCAAAATGCACCTCCGCACGTTCGATGGCGAGCACGTTGAGTTTCCGATTTAATCGGAAATACACTACAGAGATAGACAAGACGCGCCGCATTGTCATCGTGAAAAGAATTCAGTAACCGATTAAATCATTTCACTATGGATAAGATATTCACAATTACTCAACTGATTATCGCAGCAGTGATTTTCCTCTGCGTTATCGCCAGTGTTATATGCCACATCGTGCTGGGTCACATCACTTCTATTTTCGGCTTCATAGTAAGCTTTGTGTTTATTGCACTGTCATGGGTGCTGATCCGCATCTCATACAAGGAACTGCGCGAAAACCGATAAAGCCATGCTAACCCTCGATTTCTCCGACAAGTCAGTCTCCTACGCAACCTTTGTCCGCGACGTGGCTTCCGAGGTTGTTCGCCAGCTCAAAGAGCAACGCGACGAACCTGAAATGATTAGCCAAAACAAGGCCTACACCATGTTCGGAAGAGGAAACGTAGACCGTTGGCGCCGGCAAGGAAAGGTACATCCCTGCAAACGTCCGGGAAAGATAGAATACTTTGTCGCCGAATTGAGGAAAGCACAGCAAAGACAACAAGATTATTTCGATTTATAACCCTATAAATAACAAGATTATGAATAATCAAGAAACCTTAAACCAAGCGCACATCATCGCGTCGCTCAAAGCATCTGACGTGATACGCAATGACTATGTGCGCCAGCAGTTCATCAACGTCTACAATGCCATTTGGAAAGAGGGCGGCGAGGGCGCATATGAGCGCGAATCAATGTATTTCAACAATCAGCTACGTGACAAAGACAACTTGCGGAAATGCACGGGAATGTCTGTGTTCCTTGCATTTATCGACCTTGCCGTCCGTGGTCTTTCTCTTGAACCGGGCGCACAGGCATTGTGCTACCTCCTGCCGCGCAACTACAAGATTTCTACGCCACAGGGCGACCGTTGGGAGGCACGTTGCAATCTTACCATATCAGGATATGGCGAACTGGTGCTGCGTGCCAAGGCCGGACAAATCCAATATGCCGACAACCCTGTAATCGTCTATGAGGGCGACGACTTTTCTTTTGGCGAGAAAGACGGACGTAAGTATGTCAACTATTGCTGCCGCATACCTCGCACTTCAAACCACATCATCGCTTGCTTCTTGAAGATTACCCGTTGCGACGGCACGGTAGACTATTCCGTAATGACGGAAAGCGACTGGAAACGCCTTGAAGTCTATTCTGCCAAGAACAATGCCTATTACGATGCAAATACCCGCCAACGTGTGGAGCGTGCCAACGACCTCTACAACGTTAATGGGCAGATTGACCCCGGTTTCCTTGCTGCTAAGTGCATCAAGCACGCATTCAAGACTTACCCGAAGATAGCCATCGGCAAGGGCACACAGCTTGAAAGCGATGTTGTAGAGCAGCCGGAGCAGGACTTTGACCCATACGGAGGCATGGCCGACGGCTCGGACAATGAACCGCAACAGCAGAATGAGCCGCAGACCTTTGCCCCTGCGCAAGATATGTCAGCAGGTGTTACGGTTGACCCCTCGGCCGGAGGCAACAACGATGATGTGTTCTAACCATTAACCATGCCACCTAAAAGATGTACGGATTGCAAGGACAGCTTCAACGGCATTAACGGGCTGTTCTGCGAAAGACTTCACAGATATATCCACCATGCGGACACCGTACAATGTGAGCCGCAACAACAATTACCCGATATGAACAACAACGAATTATCAATCATCCGGCCTGAAAACATGAAAGAAATAGTGATGGCCGCTCCCGGTTCTTATGAAGTCAACCGCAAGTCGCGCGACAACTGCGTCAGCTTCGGACAAAATATACTCACTGCCATTCAGCAGCAAGGCATGAATGACGACCTCGACAAACAGGCTGCGGTATTCATCGAAAAGGCACGCCGCACAGTCAAGGTGATGAATGAGCGTCGCTCTCCTGTAACTAAACTGTTCGACCAAGTGCGCACGGCATTCACCACCATTGAGAATGAAATCGACCCCTCTAAGTCCGGCACCATTGGCTACCAGCTTCAGCAGCTACGCAACCAATACGCCGCAAAGAAGCGTGCAGAGGAGGAACAACGCCGCCGCGAAGCGTTGGCACGCCAACAGGCGGAAGAAACCGCACGCAAGTTCCGCATGGACGTGGAGGACGACTTCAAGCAGCAGTTCCAGCAGCTTGTGAACGCTTCCCTGAACAAAATCTCCGAACTGGACAACAATCTGACGCTGGACAACTACGACGGAACACTATCCACGCTGAAAGCCATGAAAGAAAATGTCGGCAAAGGCATTCCCTCTACATGGATGGAAAAGCTGCACACCACGCTGCGCATCCCGATGGGTGTCAAGGCTGCCGAAGTGGAAAAAGAAATAAAGGAAAAGCTCGCAAAGCAGTTCAACGACCAGTATATCGCCGAGGTGGGTGACACCCTCGAATACACCCTCGACCGTCTCCCCTCGAAACTGGCTAATCTTGAACGCATCGCCAAAGCCAATGCCGAGGAAGCAGCACGCATCAAGGCTGAAATGGAAGCACGTCAAAAGGCGGAAGCCGAGCGCATCGAGAAAGAACGTGCAGCACGTGAGGCAGAGGCTAAGGCGAAAGCTGAAATGGACAAGCAGACTGCCGAAATGACTTCTTTGTTCAACCAACAGGCAACTGTATCAGATTACCAGCCTAAGACAAAAGTCACCAAGAAAATACAGCTTCTTAACCCCGAGGGCATTATGCCTATCATATCGCTATGGTGGAGCAAGGAGGGATGCACGCTTTCTGTTGAGGAGCTGGCCAAGACATTCAAGAAGCAAATCACGTTCTGTGAGAAACTCGCCAACAAAGACGGCGTGTTTGTCAATGACGAGAGCGTGGAATATGTCGATGAAGTAAAAGCGAAGTAATACTATGAACCATAACCCAGATGAATACTATAACCGTACAGAGGTCTCCAACTCCGACCTCACAGCCCTGCGTGACATCATCCACCCACGGCCGCAGTTCGGCGACCGTGAGGCGGCATTCCGCTTCGGCACGCTGGTGGATGCAATCATCACAGAACCGGCGCGTGTCGATTACTATCGCCTCACGGTTGATGATGTGCAATACACCGACGACGAGTTTCATCACGCCAAAGAGATGCAACACTCTCTCCGCATGGAGGCTCGGCGCGACCCGTTCCTTGCAAAGGTTCTCGAACTGGCCGACACGCAACGCTTCATGGTAAACCTCGGCCAGCAGTTCACATATTGCGAATATCCGTTCTACCTTGATACACGATGCAAGTGGGACTGGTACCTGTCGGCATTTGGCTTTGGCGGAGACCTGAAAACCACATTCGCCTGTTCGCAACAGGAATTTGACGAGGCTGTGGACTTCTTCGACTGGGATAGGAGCCGTGCATGGTACATGGATATCGCACACAGCGACCGGGACTTCATCTACGCCATAAGCAAAAAGAATTGCAAGGTGTTCAAGAAGTTCATAAGCCGGGGCGATGCAATTTACAATCGCGGCCGTGAGAAGTACGAGGAACTGGCATTCCAGTGGTGGCTCTTAACCCCTAAAACCGCATAGCACTATGGACATCTATTGCCGCGTAACTCCTTACGGTCTTGTGCCGCTCTACGACAGCGACCACGACTTGAAGCAGCGTCTGCGTGTCGGATCCACCGTCCGTTGTCGCATAAGCCAGCCGCGCAACTATGAGTTTCATAAGAAGTTCTTTGCACTCGTCCGCCTGACTTACGACAACCTCCCTCTGCCGCTCGTCGAGCGGTGGCGAATACGCAGCGTGGACGATATGCTGCGCCGCTTCAAGCGCGACCTCGGTTATTTCACGTCGTCTGTCAACGAGCTTGGCGAGCGTGAGATTGAGTACAGCAGCATATCGTTTGCGGCAATGGATGAAGAAGAGTTTGAGCGGTTCTATAACGGCAGCGTAAATCTCGTGCTTGACAAGTACATACGGGGACTTGAACGCGAGGACTTGCTGACCGAAGTTGAACATTTTAAGTGAAGTATTATGAAACCAAAAGTAGGACAATGCTATTACGCGCCTCGTGGACGTGCTTTCCGCATCTATCGCTACGATTATGTGGGAGAAACGACATCATCGGCTTCTCCGCTCCCCGACGAGCCTTTTTACTATAACAGAGAGGAAGCCCGCAAGCGTGTTTACGAACTTAACGGATGGAGGTACAGCCATGCAAAAAGAACTAAGACACCGCCTGCGTGTTGAGCCTTATCCCTACCAGCGCGAGGGCATTGAATACGGCCTTGACAAGAAACGCCTCATCATTGGCGACGAGCCGGGGCTTGGCAAGACCTTGCAAAGCATCGGCATCGTCGATACGGCCAACGCTTATCCCTGCCTCGTTATCTGCCCATCTTCATTGAAGATAAACTGGCAGCGCGAGTTCGAAAAGTTCACAGACAAGTCAGCATTGGTACTCGACAATTCTGTACGCACCACATGGCCCTACCTACTCAAAATGGGTATGCACCATGTTGCCATTGTGAACTACGAAAGTCTGCGCAAGTATTTCGTGTGGGATATAAAAGGCGGTAAGTCGTTCCGCCTGAAGGATGTGGTGTTCTGTCCGCAGATTAGGATGTTCCGTAGCGTCATCATTGACGAGAGCCACCGTGTGAAAGACCCGTCGGCTCAACAGACAATCTTCACCAAGGGGATTACGACTGGCAAGGAATGGATTATCCTCCTGTCAGGCACGCCAGTTGTCAACCGCCCGGAGGACTTGGTGGCGCAACTCTCCATCATGGGCAGGTTGCAGGAGTTCGGCGGACGCACCAAGTTCATGGCCGACTACTGCACCGACCCCAAGGACAAAAAGGCGGAACCGGCCGTTCCTCTGTCCGTGTTGAGCAACCAGTTGTATGCCAACTGCATGATACGCCGCGAGAAAGCCAAGGTGCTGCCACAGCTGCCCGACAAGACGCGCGTTGACCTCTATGTGGACATCAGCAACGCACCCGAATACAACCTTGCAGCCGCCGACCTTGCCGAATACCTGCGGCAATATACCGAGTGTACCGATTGGGAGATACGCCGCAAAATGCGCATGGAAGCTCTTGTGCGTTTCATGACGTTGCGCCAGCTCGCCACGCTGGGCAAGGTAGCACAGGCGGTGGATTTCATACGCACGTTCCTTGACAGCGGAAAGAAGCTCATTGTCTTTTGCTCGCTCCACGAGGTGGTTGATGCGCTGTGCAAGGCATTTCCGCGTGCCGTTACTGTTACAGGGCGCGACAGTGCGTCCTCCAAACAGGTGGCGGTGGACAGCTTTCAGAACAACCCCGATGTGCAGCTCATCGTCTGCTCCATCAAGGCAGCAGGTGTTGGCCTAACGCTTACAGCCTCGTCCAACGTGGCTTTTATCGAGCTTCCGTGGACATTCGCAGACTGCCAGCAGTGTGAAGACCGTGCGCACCGCATCGGACAGAAAGACAACGTGACCTGTTACTACCTGCTGGGACGTGGTACAATCGACCATACTATTTATTCGCTCATTCACATGAAGAAGTCTATTGCTGCCGAGATTATGAACTCGGACGACGAGATACCGACTGACGAGATGTATTTCGACCAGCTCGTGGCTTCTTTCCTTAATCAGGCTGAACATGGAAATATGCAAGACGGACGTGAAAAAGATAGTGGCGTACCTTGACGACGCAGCCAAACTCTATGATACCCAGCGCGGCCAGCGCAATGTATGCCGGGCATGGGTGATAAGAAGATTGATTGAAAAGTTAAAGCGTAAACTCAAAAAAGATGAAGAAAATGACCAAACAACAACTCATTGAGCAAATCTCGGAGCGTACAGGATTGCGTCGCTCCGAAGCAAAGAAAGCGGTTGAGGGAGCTATGCAAGTCATATCGCAGGCTCTTGCTTCCGGTGAGAATGTTTACCTCCGTGGCTTCGGCACATTTGCTGTCCGCAATGTTGGCGAAAGAAAGGCGCGCATCGTGGCCACTGGTGCTGAGTGCGTCGTTCCGGCTCACCGCACGGTGAAATTCAAAGTGAGTGAAGAACTTAAAAACGCATTGAACAAATGAAAAAGTACATCGGAACAAAAGAAATTCAGGCCGAACCAATGACAATGGGCGATGCCTATCGCCGGGGATTGCTTCATGCCGGACGTGTCCCCAACGAAAGTGAGAAGTCAAAAGCCGGTTATTACGTCAAGTACGACAACGGCTATGAAAGCTGGTCGCCGGCTGACGTGTTCGAGAAAGCCTACCGCGTGACAGACACTTTCCTTGACCGTCTGCGCATTGAGCGTGACGACCTTTCCCTTCGATACAACAAGGCGCAGGATTTCTATTACTCTCCCAAGTTTAAGGAACTGCTTTGGCCGGATGAACAACAGGCTTTTGAAACGCAGCTTGACCTGATGCGCAAATACCTTGCAGTTCTTGATGCGAGAATACAATATGCCGAAAACAAACCTAATACTTGCAACGCATGAAACTATTTGAATGTGGCATCCGCTACGAGAAAACATTAGAAAATGGGATGCAGAAGAAAGTGACGGAGCTGTATATCGTAGATGCGCTCTCGTTTACCGAGGCCGAAAGCCGTATCATCGGCGAAATGTCCTGCTTTATCAGCGGTGAGTTTGCCGTTGTGTCCGAAAAAATCACCAACTATTCTGAATTGGTTAGTTCAGACATTTCGTCAGCCGACAAGTGGTACAAGGTAAAGATTAACCTTATCACACTCGACGAGAAAACAATGAATGAGAAAAAAGCACCTCTTTACCTGCTTGTTCAGGCTTCCGATATTGACGACGCACGAAAACGGCTCAACGAACACATGAAAGGTACTATGTCCGATTGGGTTTGTGAAGCCGTGCAGGAAACAAAAATCATGGATGTGTTCCTGTATGCACCTGACGCTCCTCACAAGAAGGCACAGACTTACGAAGATAAGGCTGTTCAGGAAGCAGCCGATGCCGTCGCAAGTTCTCCAAGCTGCCAGCGTGCCGCCAAACGTTTCATCGACAGCATTCCCGACGGACAGAAGGTTACCATCAGTGCCACCGGCTGCAAAGACGTGGTGATAGACAAGACGCACGATCATGAGAAAGTCCAAGATGACGCTTGATGAAATGCTTGCAAAGGCCAACGCCAAAACACCGCGAAAAGCACCCTCAGACGAGGAACACAGGTTACAAGAGGTCTGTGTGAGGTGGTTCAACCTCAAATATCCTCATCTTCGGGGGCGGCTTTTCGCTGTGCCGAACGGCGGACGGCGCGACGCTGTAACAGGCGCGAAGCTCAAGGCCGAGGGCGTGGTGGCCGGGGTGTCCGACCTTATCCTGCTCAAAAGTACGCATCGGTTTGGTGCGTTGCTTATCGAGATGAAAACGCCCAAAGGTAGGCAAAGCGAACATCAGCGTTGGTGGCAGTCGGTTATCTGCGATAAAGATGAATACAAATATGTAGTTTGCCGCTCCCTCGACGATTTCATTCGGGAGGTGCGCTGCTACCTAAATGACAGTAAATGAATATGGCACGTACCGCGAAGCAAGGATTGGGATATTTCCCTTTCGACATCGACTTTTTTCAGGACTTGCGCATTAGGAAACTAATCAAGTATCAAGGTGGCAAGGCCATTACCGTATATGCTCTCCTGCTATGTCTTATCTACAAGGATGGGTACTACATCAGGTGGGACGAAGAGCTGCCCTTCATAATCTCGGAACAGACCGGGTATGATGAGGCGTATATACGCGAGGTCATCCAGTGCTGCCTGAACATCGGGTTGTTTGCTAAGGAACTGTACAAGGCCGAAGGTGTGTTGACATCGAAAGGAATACAGGTGAGGTATATGAATATCAACCGTCTTTGCAAGCGCGTGGCAACCGTTACGGTCTATAATCTTATCACGGATGACACCGGCACCGATAAACCGTCAACAGGAACCTCACGGAAAGGAACGGCGAAAAAGCGCACAGCCGCCAAAAAGCCGAAAGAACCTCCGTTACCTCCTTATCAGCCTTATACGCTCACGCTTGACGAGGAAATCGAAGCATTGAAGAATGAAACGGCTTGGCTCGACCAGCTTCAGGTGCTTCACCACATGGATGTGGAGGAACTTTGCAAAAGACTTGACGAGTTCAGGTTGCATTGCGCTTCTGATGGGAAAGAAAGGCACGAAAGCCTTTCCGATGCAAAACAGCATTTTAATAACTGGCTGCGCATAGTGGCCGGTAAAAAACAGAATGAAGATGTTACAATTCGGACAGAAAGAAATAAACGCAGAGGAAATCTTCTCCGCGCTGATGAAGAGAAAACGTATGGTGGAACGTTTTAGGTTTCCGTACACGCAACGGCAGATGTACGACCTCCTGCTGGCTGCTTGCCGGGCGGAAGTGGCTTTGCGCCACCGTGAGTTTGTAGCCTCCGACAGCTACCTGCGCCATATTGCCGATGTCGCGCGGTGGCTCACCGGTACGGACACCACTTTCGGCTTGTTCCTCTGCGGCAACCGTGGTAACGGCAAGACAACACTCGTAAAGGCTATGAAGTCGCTCTACAACTTGCTGCATTCCGATGAGGGATACACCTCGCAAAACGATTGCTGGCCGCTCTTCGGCTTCGAGATTATCAAGGCCAAGGAACTGGTGTTGCTGGCCAAGGCGTACAACAACCGCACACGTGACAATATGTCCGATGTAGGACGTTACAAGCGGCTGCGCGATGTGGAGGTGCTGTGCATAGACGACCTCGGCACCGAGCCGCGCGAAAGCCTCAATTATGGCGATTACGTCAATGCCGCAATGGACATGATTTCCTACCGCTACGAGGAACAGTTCTGCACAATGGCCACAAGCAACCTTGCCGCCGACGAGATACGGGAGTATTATGACGAGCGTTTTGCCGACCGCTTCCGCGAAATGATGCAAATAGTGGACTTCGGAAACGAGCCGTCGTTTAGGACTATTAAAGGATGAAGTGCCACTACATCTACACCGAGGACGGCTTAAAGGTTCTCATACCGGGTTGTTGGTCTGCTGTCATGTCGGGCGACATCAGGGACTGTACCTGCCGCGATGAAACCTTTGCTGCGTTTGAAAGTGAACGCTACAACAAGACGGTGAAAGCTCTACGTAAACAGGTTAAAGACCTCGAACAAGAGAACATTCAGCAAAACCGCATTATCAAGAACTTACTAAAGAAATTAAGAAAGAAACAATGAAAGTAGTCAAGATTAACAAGAAAGAATACGAGGTGATAAATGCTGTCGAAAATCCGTTTACGAAATTCGGCAAGTTCCGTGCAACAAGAGAACGTCATGGATTGAAAGTTCAAAGATGTTGTTTCAACTGTGGGCATAAGTTCAAGGATGATGAAGATATTTATCTTGCCATGTTCAAAGGAACGCTCAATCACTTTCTTTGTAAAAGCTGCAATAATATGGCTTTGGCAGATTTGAAGAAAGGAGGCAGACATGAATAGTAGGATTATCAAGTTCCGTGGCAGACGTTTAGACAATGGCGAATGGGCGTATGGTGACCTCGTCATTGACGACAGCGGTAATTGCGAAATCATCGACTACAAAAGCAACCGCGAAATCAGGCACGTTGTTGACGGCTCTACGATAGGACAATTTACAGGGCTTAAAGATGCACAGGGACAGGAAATCTACGAGGGCGACATCATAAGGTCAGACTGTAAGGTAGGAAGACCGGGCGATATGCCCATCCGCCATTTTATACGATACAATGATGAGCGTGCATCCTTTACAGCTGTACTCATTGACAGATTTATATTCACTGATTTGCAAACCGAATGTGCCGTTCCTCAAAAGTGGATAAGCAAATTTGGTAAGCGTGTTGCCGGGAACATTTACAGCAATTATATAACGAATAAAAAGAACGATAATGGATGACAACCTTATAATCAAAGAACTTCGCAATGAAGTTGAACTCCTGCAACACCAAATTGAGGGCTACCATAAACAGAACAAGGAACTGATACAGTTACTATTGAAATTTTACGACAATGACAAAAGAACAAATTGAAAAAGCAGCGTTACACAATGCCGTGGGTCGTTTCGATGAAGACGATGAAATACTGGACGTTTCCATTACGTCTTTTGCTGATGGTGTGAAGTGGGGCGTAAATGCTCCATGGAAGAATAACCTAAGCGAGTGTCAGACCTGCAAGCGATTGCTTGTCGAGTTTACAAATAACAACATCGCTCTGTACGATGATGTGCGTGAACTTAAAGGTATTGAGGACTTAGTATCTCGTTGGGCATATCTTGAGGACATCGTACCGAAAGGGCTGATGCAATGAAAAACTTAGTCTTTGATGTAATGCTGAAAGGTCGTTTTGTCTGTACGTTGAGCTATCAGTATTGTCCGTTGTTCCCGGTAAGCGATAAGGAATTGCACGACTTCGTGATAAGCAAACGACCTACATTGAAAAATAAACCATTTAACATCGTATTTTGATTATGGATAAAGAACTGATTGAAAATGCCGCTAATAGTTATGCAGGAATAGCAAGACCGTCATTCGTAAATGGAGAGTTCGACCGTAACGCAATAGCCGATGCTTTTGAGTATGGCGCACAGTGGCTCATTAACAATGTGTGGCGTGAAATTTCACCTAATGGTGAAGAATTGAAAAGAAATGTCCACGTAATTGCAAGGATTAAAAGAGGTTTCTGCATAGGCAGATTTGATGTCGTCGTTTATTTCCATGAATATATTGGATTTATAACACAGTCAGGCATTGAATTTCCACTTTCAGATATTTTGGAATACGCTTATCTCGATGACATAACGCCGAAAAGAAAAGGAGGCTCATTATGATGTACTTCTTGGCTTTTGCCCTCGCTGTTGGCATTGTCTGCATACTTCTCGTGGCTGGCGGTAACAGATTTGATGACTATGATGAGGAGGAATGACTATGGACCACGAAGCATTTTATAAACTCGTTGTCGCATTGCGCAATAAGCAGAAAGAGTATTTCCGCACACGTACCCAATCGGCTCTTCGCGAAAGCAAGGCTCTTGAAAAGCGTGTTGACGATGAAATTAAGCGAGTAGAGAACATATTGAAAGCAAAAAGCGAACCCAAACTTTTTTGATTATGGTAGAACAAAACAACAAACCGCTCTCTTTCGACGAGTTCCGCCAGCAAGTCTGTGCGCTGGCAGACCGTTTTATCAGGGATAATAACATATACCGCATGGAGGTGGATTTCGTTGTTGGTAAAACAATCATCGTTTCAACCGGCAAGAAAGACCTCACTGAATGTACACATTTCAAATGCACACTCGAATGAAAACTCCCAAACAAATCACCGAATGGCTAAAAGGACAAAAGCTGTATGATAAGTTTGTGGCCAACTACAACCGTGGCGTGCAGCACAAAATGTCCGTGAGTGTTTACCTGAAAAGGACTTCGCCGGCCAACTTGTTTACTTGTGCGTTCGTGTGGCATGACACAAAGGAAGGAAATAGATACTGGTTTAACATCAACAACAATTTCTTAAAATGGCTCAACAATGAAAAAGATAATGTTCAATGACAGATACGGCCTTACGGAAGCCGTGCTTGATGGTAGCAAGACGCAAACAAGGCGAATAATGAAAGGAAAGCCGCTTTTCCCTTCAGATGAGATAGAGAGTACTGGCGTTCTTGGTGATGAAGTACAAATAATAGCAAACGGAGGGGAAAGTCTTATCACAATGAAACTGCCTTTTCGAGTTGGCGAAGTAGTTGCGGTGGCGCAAAGTTATCGTAATTGTGGAGGAGTAAATGAAGACGGAGTACCGATGTGGGATATTATATCTCAAAGAGTAGGAAGTACGAATGCCGGATGGGACAATAAGATGTTTGTTCGTGCAGACCTTATGCCCCACCAAATCCGCATAACAGATGTTCGTGTAGAGCGTCTCCAAGATATTTCGGATGAGGATTGCTTGAAAGAGGGAGTTGTGAAAGATACCTGCAAGACTTACTTCAATGGATATACTGTCAAATTTAGCCATGACCAATATAACAACATACTGTCTTCTGAATGGTTCAGAACTCCCCGTGAAGCCTTTGCTCACCTCATAAATAAGGTGAGCAGAAAAGACGTGTGGCAAGAAAATCCCTACGTGTTCGTATATGATTTTGAACTTGTAAATAGCCATTCACTCCGATGAAAATATACATCAGCCTCCCTATCACCGGCCACGACATTGAAGAAGTCGAGGCAAGTTGCATCTACGCCTCCGGCGTAATACAAGCCAAAGGCCATACGCCTGTATCGCCGCTCGACGTGTCGCCCGACCCTGACGCGACATACGCCGAACACATGGGCAACGACATAGAAGCCTTGCTTTGTTGTGATGCGGTCTTGTTTCTTGACGGTTGGCGCACATCAAAAGGTTGCCGTCTTGAACACGAAGCGGCCAACATCTACGACAAGGTAGCGTTCTATTCGCTGGACCGCATTCCGAATACAGACATTACACCTCCCGACGACTGCCCTTTCCACGTAAAGGACTTCAAGGAATGCAAGTATCAATGCGAAACAATCCGTCCTGACGGAAACCGAAAAATAAATTGCACCTGTGACTACTTCACTAAAAATATGCTCATTGAATTTGGAAATTTCAAAATAAAGTAACCATGCAGACAACAGTATTAAAGGAAATTATCGCTTTTCTCTTCGGACGGAAGTATTATGCCAACATCGTAGGTACGAAAGGCACGGACAAAATGGAGATTTGTTCATACATTTTCTCCACGAAAGAAGAAGCCGACGGACATCGGGACATATTGATGACAACAATGTCGTTCCGATACATTGAAACAATCTCTTTCCGTTCACGGAAAGATTACTCGCGATGTGGGTTAAAACATAAACCGTCAGTTATGGCATAAACGGCTATTTTCGCGTATGATATTTACAAAACTCATAAACAAATGGCGTTCGCTTCGCTACTACGTAATAGCCGACCCGTCCGACAACTCCGTAACGCTTTCAAGGCATTTGTTCTACCACATGAAGAAATGCGCCGAAAGCAGCGGAGTGGACGGTGCATCAGTGTTCGTGTTCCGAATACCGCAGGGCGGCACGTTTGGTTTCATGCTAAGTCCTGAAATCAGCGAGCCTACCCAGCTTTGCCAAATTCAGTACAACGGCAAGTACCGCTGCATCGGATTTGAAACGCTGTGTCCCTCTGTCGGGCGCATCTTCTTTGAATATGGCTTGCCTGCGCTCCGTCCTGTCAAACTGTCCGTTTCTGTTCGGCAGACACCGCAGGGCAAGACCTACTACCAGTTTGATTTACCGACACGTAAAACCATTCGCCTATGCAGAGCATACTCGGAAACACACGCAAGACGGACATAACCTTTCGCTCTGACGGACGCATTGACATTTCGGCGCACGTGTCTAAGGTGCTTGCCCTGCAACGTGGGGATGTGATAGACTTGCTGGATGGCGACGGTGAACTTTACATGTATGTCAAGTTCCATGCACCTACAGTCGGGAGGCATGAGGCAACTTGTTTTCCAACGCATCCCAACAGCCGACACTTCAGGGCATGGTCTAAACGGCTTTGCCGGGCAATGATACACGCAAGCGGTTCAAGGCTTAGCAAGGTCGAGCTTAGTGTTGGTACAACGGTTGAACTTGCCGGAGTGGGCACGGCTTTGCCTATTATTTACAGAAACGTCCTAAATACAGACAAATGATACAAGAAATCAAATACGGTGGTTTTACAGCTTCTCCGTCGGATTATGAGTGTAATGACGGCGAGCTGGCTATGTCTATCGGGCTGGTGCCTGAAGATGGGGCATTGAAACCGGTGCTGCCACCACAAGTGCAACTCACTCTCGGAGATAACCAAAAGGTGGTGTTCATTCATGAAACCTCTTCATTTAAGTATTATATCGTCATCAATACTTCAACCAACGACACCTTCTTCACCGACGGAAATACGGAAAGTGAACAGTTCTTGCAACACCTGTACGCCTTTTCTTCTTCTACGGACATTTACAGCTTTAATGCGGTAGGAAACACGCTGGTTGTGCTTACATCCGAAGGCATACATTATCTTCTGTGGAAAAGCCAGTCTGAAGGATATTTGTATCTTGGCACGCATCTTCCTGAATGTCCTATCTCATTCGGATTGCAAGGTGAAATGATACGTGGTGATGAGTTTACTATCAATTTTGATAACATTGATTTCTTTGACGGGGATGTATGGAAAGATTTTACGGACAACAACAAGACACGGATAACGGAGCAGGTATTGGCCAAGGTAAACAAATTTATCGCGGACAATTCAACTAACGTGGGTAAGTTTATGTATCCGTTTTTTGTCCGCTATGCTTATCGGCTCTACGATGGTTCTCTGACCATGCACTCCGCGCCGGTGCTTATGGTTTGCTCATCCGACCTTGCACCGCAATGTTTTGTGACGCACATGCACGGAGAGGATACGTCTACGGCTATCAATCAGGCTACATTACGTCTTGGCGGCATGTTCCACCAGCTTGATTATGCTGTCGATTCGGCTGCGACAATTACCGAATTGGAGAACTGGAACGACATCATCAAGTCGATTGACATATTCGTGTCTGCGCCAATCTACACTTACGATCAGAACGGAGAGTGTACAAAGTTTCTTGCTACTGATTATTCTGACTGTTACAGTATCTGTAAGAATGTAGGACAGAAAGCAGACGCAAGCGTATATCCGATACGCTATCAAAAGTCCAAATTTTCGGAACTGTATGCTTTTACGTTTGAACCAACAGAACTTACATATCCGGCATGGCGGTTAATGCTTCCAATGCGTGAGGGGGATGCGATTAAAGGAGACATTACAGACAATCATCTGTTTTATATCTTGAAATCTATTAACGTGTCCGACTTAAAAACGGAGCGCACGATAATTCCTGTAAACAAGGAATACTTGCAATCGCTTGTTACTCGTGAAGTGATGACAGATGATTATGATAGCCACGATTTACTTATACCTAAGTATTCATACAATTATAACTCACGGTTCAACATCGCTAACTTGAAAAAGCGGTTGTTCTCAGGATACCCTGCGTCGTCTATGTTTCCTTATACGGATGGAAACGTTCATAATTGGAAAGACGGTTCCCCTACAATGCTCGATAGTAAAGTATCTGTACTTGTTTACTTCTTTGTAAAGCAAGACGGACGGGATATAGTCGTGAGGGGTAGTTATGGTAGTTTTGGTATCAATACGCCTTTCCTGTGGTTGTTCTATCCGAACACAAATGCATATAAGGCTGTACTCGTTATCAACAATTATCTATCTGATTACTACGAAGTGATGCTTGAGCCTCATCCGACACTGAACGGAGCATATTATTTTGGTGGCTGGGACGGACTTAATGTTAGCGAAAATAAAATAGCAAGTTCTCCTTCTGCTTCTACTGTTGATGGTCGGACCATTGACGTACCCAATAAAATCTACACCTCCGAAGTGAACAATCCGTTCTACTTCCCGTTGCTGGGCATCAATACCATTGGCACCGGCACAATACTCGGCATTTGCTCGGCGGCAAAGGCTCTTTCACAGGGTCAGTTCGGACAGTTCCCGCTGTATGCCTTCTCCACCGACGGCGTATGGGCATTGGAAGTCTCCTCTACGGGCACATATTCCGCAAAGCAGCCTATCACTCGTGATGTCTGCATAAATCCTGCCAGCATTACGCAGATTGACTCTGCCGTGCTGTTTGCTACGGATAGGGGCATCATGCTAATCAGCGGCTCTGAAACGATATGCCTGTCTGACAGCATCAACAGCCGTGATTTGTTTGCCATTTCTGATTTGCCGAAGGCTGACGCTCTGGTCTCACTGTTCAATGAACGTGCTGCTGATGATGAGAAAATCGAGATTGAGAATGTAACCTTGTTGCCGTTCCGGGATTTCCTCACAGACTGCCGGATGATATACGACTACACCAATCAGCGCATCATCGTCTACAATCCGTCTGTAAGCTATGCGTATGTCTATTCGCTGAAGTCCAAAACATGGGGTATGATACACAGCAACATCGTAGACAACGTAAATTCCTATCCTGAAGCATTGGCAATGCTCGGTGGTAATAAGCTGGCTAACTTCTCCATATCCGACGTTCAGGGTATTACAGCACTCATCGTAACGAGGCCGTTCAAGCTGGGCACGCCTGACGTGTTGAAAACTATCGACACAATTATACAACGTGGCTATTTCAAGAAAGACCACGTTTCACAAATCCTGTACGGCTCACGTGATATGTTCAACTGGCATATCGTGTGGAGCAGCAAGGATAAATATCTGCGTGGCTTCCGTGGCTCGCCTTACAAGTGTTTCCGCCTTGCGCTTATCTGTAAGCTCGACAAGTCAGAAAGTGTTTACGGTTGCACGGCACAATTCACGCCACGCTTCACCAATAAGCCACGTTAATGCAAGAGATAATGTTAGGTAAATGTTGTTTTTAAGGTTTCAAGATTGTAAAGAGAGAGCCGGGATGCGTGATGCACCTCGGCTCTTGTTTCTTAAAACGGCTTCAACTTCCGTCTAATCTTTCCTGTCCGTGAAACGAGTGATGTCCTTATCTTGTTCCTGATTGTCGTGAATTTCTTTTCCCAGTTCGCTTCGCTTTCGGGATTGGTAATGCTCATCCAGTCTGCCAGCACACGGCATACAAGATATTCGTGTATCAGGTTCTCCAGCATCCTGACGGTAGTCAGTGAAAAGCCGTCGGGTAAGGTCAGCTTTATTTCATACGTCTCCGGCTCGTTCAACACGTCGTCCAACGCTTCCTGCTCGTTAGGTATCTCCTGTTTCGTGTATGGATAGAGCATTTCCACACATTCCGCATGGGCTAAGTTCAGCACCCTTGTTACACGGTTCACATTGCCGTCCTGACAGATGTCGAACACCTGATGTCGCCGGCACTCGTCCCCTTCCGCGATGATGTCAGCCTCAACAAAGGAGTAATTACTCGCGTCATATATCAGCTCGGTTCTCTTGAACGTGAGCGTTACCTCTTTCGGGGGATTAGGCTTCATTCCACAACAATATCCCATACGCACACGTCTTTAATTGTAAGTAGGCCTTTCCGGGCGGCTGCGCTTGTATAAGGCACGCTTTACCGTTTCAAGACTGGCGGTCGAGTGTGTCAGGTAGTCTGCTGCGTCTGCCTTGTTGGTAATCGTAAACCATTCGTACAGGGCCATGTCTACAAGATAGGCGTGTATGCCGTTGCCAAGGCTGTCTGCGGATGCGTTATTGTAATTTGAGGGCAGTTTGAACGCCAAAATCAACTGGCCGTCGTCGTCAATCTCTTTCGGGATGATGTTGTTCGAGGTCGATTTGTCCTCGTCCAGATATTCACCCAACAGACTTTTCAGGCTCGAAAAGGCATTGGCAAGGCTGCGTCTTAACTGATAGCTGCTCTCCAAGTCCTCCGAGGCTTGCATGTTCGAGCTGGCCTCATAGTTCTTTGTCCCTTCAAACTCCCGTGCCTGACCGGTCAGGTACGCTTTGTTCATGATGTCGAACATCAACTCCTTCACTTCTTGTGTTACCGTGAGTGTCTTTTTGTTTTCAGCCATAATCGTATTATTTTATTTAGTTATAAGTCGGTCGTTGAGGCTTCTTCTTGAAGAATGCCTTTCGCATGATGTCCTCAATGTTCGTGGCAGCTGCGGCTGCATAGTCCGTTGCCTCCTGTTTGTTTGCCAGTGTGTACCATTTGGCGGTAATGTTCATCACGAAGAAACTGAACAGGCTGCGTTCCATGCTTTCAAGCAGGCTTTCGTCAAACGAGGCAGACAGTTCCAGCGTGAGGACGTATGAGCCGGATGTCTCATTTTCGCTGACGAGAAATTTCTTCATACTGCCGGCAATGGTATTCTTGCTTTCATTCCAAAACCTTTCCAGCATCACCTTGTCTTGCTCGGTGGTGAAGATACGTTTATAGGCTTCCGCATCTTCCATTTTCGACCCTGTATATTCCGTTGTCTTGGCGACTTCGTTATACACGTCGTCTTTGCTTACGCTCAATGTATGTTCCATTTTGTTGCCTCCTATATTAGTTTTCGTATGAATGTCTTTATTGTCCCCCGGCTTTTCCACAGCAGCCACACAACAATGATTGCGGCGAGTACCCAAAATCCGTATATCTGCGTCTGTTTCCACCACGAGAGTTCTTTTTCAACGGTTTTCACAATGGTTGTTGTGCCTTGCTTCGTGCTGGTGCTGTCCGTCCGTTCTATTTTCTTGTCGTACTCAAATGGCAGCTCCTGTTCTTTTGTTGCCAGCGTATGGTGTAGCGTGCCGTCTGACGTTATCCATGCGTTTGACGTGGCTAAGTCGTTTTCCAAACTGCTGATAGTGTCTTTTGTTATTCTCTCCGCCGTCTGCCGTGGTATCTCGATATAGGCGGTGTCCTTTTCATACACGGTCTCTGTCTTTACCACGGTGCGCACGCTGTCATTCTGCACGTACACAGGCACGTACTTCGTCGATTTACAGCCGGCAAGGATGACCGACAAGCCGCATACGGCTATTCCATACAATAGTGCTTTCATAAGTCCTTATACTCGTCCCGTGCGTTAAAGCACGGACATTCCTTAATGCGTTCCCATGGATCGACAATGCCGTTTCCGTTAGTATCAGGACTGATGTCTCGGTGGCCCAGTATTTCGGCTTTCGGGTATCGTTCTTTCAGTTCCTTCAAGAGTGTTAGCAGACTGGCTTTCTGTGCGTCCGTGCGGTTATCCACAGCTTTGCCGTCCGCATCTATGCCTCCCATGTAGGCCACATTTACCGATGTGGAGTTGTAGCCTTTTACTCCGTTGCTGACAAACTGTTCGCCAAGCAGCTGCTTGACGGTTCCGTCAGCCTGTATAACGTAATGGTAGCCGGGATTTTTCCACCCCTTGCGCTTGAACTCCGCTTGCAGGTCTGCCACCGTCTGACGCTGGCTCCCGGCTGTGCAATGCACGAATATCCTTTTTATACCTCTCATTTTTCCTTTGTTTTATTGTTATCTTCAAATGCGTCCTCCAGTGCTTCGCCCATGTCCGCGTTCTTCCTTTTCGCAAACGCCACGACAAATGCTTTCAGAAAGCCTTTCACCGATTTTTCTTCTATCTTTATGCCGTGCAGGTAGAAGAAATGTCCGCAAAACGACTTCGCTTCACAAGCTATTGCTACGGCTGTGGCTACCACTCCGCCCATGATGTGGTCCACTCCTAACGGTTTGAGTATTGCCCAACCGAAGAACATACCCAGCGTTACCCACATGAAGTAATCAATGAGCTTGTTCACAGTCCTGCGCATGGCACGCGAGGTGCGCCATTTGTACTGTGCCATGACGATTTTGTCGCCTTTCTCTTTGGCTTTCTTGTATCGCTTGCTGCTCTCGCCCCAGCCGTAGCGGAAGTCGGCCAGCACACATACGGTGATGGCAAGCAACATCCAGCGTGCATCAATCATCACGCTTATCATTTCACTACCGAACACGGCTATGCCAACAGCCCGCGTGCCTGTTTCCATTACATTGTCATTGTCAAATAGCATATCGTTATTCTTCAATTAATTATGTCCTCAATACTGTCTTTGCAAAGTTATCCGATTCATTACGGCTTCGTTGTTTATCTTTTTACGTCTGTTTGAAAAGGTATATAATCACTTTTTTTGTCGTTTATTTGTTTTGTAACTATAAAATAGTTACTTTTGCGTTTGAGAGAACAAATAAGATGGGCACAAAGGAAAAACTTATAGAACGATTTAAACGACAGCCTTCCGATTTCACGTTTGATGAATTGGAAAGGTTGTTGTCGCTCTTTGGCTATGTAAAGTCGAACAAGGGAAAAACGTCAGGTTCGAGAGTCATATATAAGAATGAGGTGGGTCGTCCAATTATGTTGCACAAACCACATCCGGGGAATATCGTAAAAGGTTACGCCTTAAAACAGGTGTTCGAGGAATTAAGAGACGCAGGATTATTAAAAAAGGAGGATTAGAATATGAATACACTGAATTATAAAGGATATATCGGCTCTGTAGCTTTCAGCGAGAAAGACAATGTGTTTTTCGGGAAGATTGAGGGCATAGACGGACTGGTGAATTTCGAGGGGGAAAGCGTGAAAGAACTTACCGACGCTTTTCATGAGGCAGTGGACGATTATCTCGCTTATTGCAAGGAAGAAGGCATAGAACCTCACAAAAGTTATTCAGGCTCGCTGAATGTGCGGCTTACGCCGGAAATGCACAGCAGGGTGGCCGCACTTGCAAAAAGAATGGGGATTTCCATCAATGCGTTCATCCGTTCGGCAGTGGAAAAACAGGTGTCAATGATGCTATAAAAAGTTTCTTATAATGTAAATTATAAATCATCCGTTAAAACTATGGCAACAATAGAAAGGAAACAGATTGCTTTCCGTCTCAGCACGGCTCTTATGGAACGCCTGCGCGTTGAAGCCAAGCGTGAGAACCGAAGCCTTAACAACCTTGTTGAAGTCCTCCTCACCGAGTCGCTTGACCGTCGTCCTAATCCTGAAACAATGGCAGCTATTGAGGAGGCACGCTCCGGGAAGTATGCGGGTGAACTTGATGCAAGCAGCTTCGATGCGTTCATGAAATCTGTTAATGCGCTTGACTGATGAGGAAACTCCATTACAGTACTGCTGCGAAGAAAGACCTTAAACGTTACAGGAACAACTCGCGCAAGATGAAAGCGTTGTTTGAAGTCCTGCAATATCTTCTTAACGACGTACCTCTTCCTGCCGGTTATCTACGCCATCGTCTTATTGGGCAATAGGCAGGATGCTGGGAATGTCATGTCGAGAATGACTTTTTACTTGTGTGGATTGACGATGATTCTAATGTCATTGATATTGTCCGTATAGGGACGCATTCCGAATTGTTTTAGAATTTGTATGCCGCTTTTGTACTCTGTATCGTACAGGTTACTGGGGATGTGGAGTAATGATTGTAAGGGCATACAAAAAAACGCAGCCTTACGTTCCAATGTAGAATATAAGGCTGCGATTATATAAATCAGAACTAATTATGCCGTAATAGTTTCATCTGCACAAGTAATTTGTGTAGCAGTCCATGAAAGTGTGTCATTTGTACTTTTAGCTATCGGGTTGCCTTTAAAGGTAATTTTATTCCCCCACCAGCCTCCGTTGTTACAACTTCCAGTTGTTCGACCTTGTGTTCTTTGGGTAGATACAAAATCTTCAATAGCTCCTTCAATATTAGAATTATAGATTACAAGCGTGGTTAACGGCATTGTTAAATCTTTAATATTCCCTGAAATTTTGTTTAAACTGGTATTTCGACCTGATAAATCCAGGGAGTTAATATTGGGGAAAATAGAGCTTATTACAGAAATATCACCTGTGACATTAAAGTCATCATTCTTTCTTTGCAATGAAAGTCTTTCAAGCTTGTCGCTGTATTCTGTGTGAACTAACTCGGACAGGTCTCCCGTAACAATAGAGTTACCTGTTATCACAATTCCGGTGTAACCAGTCCAATCACTCCAACAAATAGTATTGATGTCACTAATTTTACCGGTTATATTAGTAAGGTTAGACAATATGTTAATGTGTTTACCTGACATGGACGAAAGGTCTCCATAAATCTTAGCCTTATCATTAACAAACAATGTACTAAAATCATTAGAATATCTGAAATCATCAATATTGAGTGAAATTGCGCCTCCGCCGACATCACTTTCCCATTTGCCGATTCCCGTTATGGCATATTTGTTAGGAACAATAAGTCTATAATCACCATTTTTGCAATAAAACGTTGTAGCAATATTCGGTTCCAATTCTACAGAATTTGTCCATCCCGTAGACATGCTTTCGTCAAGAGTCAAATTTGATTCCCCTCCCTCGACGCTAATTGTCTGAGCTTCTGATGAAGTTATAACAAGTTTTTGAGTGATACTGCTTGGGGATTCTTGGTGTAACACACCTATATACATTCTTCCCAATACGGGCAATGTATCATCACTCACTCTTCCTTTTAATTTAGTAATTAAACAATCCATAATCTTACTTTTTAATATTTAATAATAAGTTGACTAATAAGCGTTTGGTCTGTATGATGAGGTGTTAACCTCAAATAGGGTTTTTGCTCCCTTGTATAATTGTCCTGAAACTTGTGTCTCCTCTGTTGTAAAGTCATTCAATTTAATCGCAGACGGCCAAGAGAGCAAAAATACACCTTCTTCATACATTGTCATACCCCCTGCTTGGTCTTTGTAAACATTTGGTATGAAATATATCTTGTAGTCTTTTATCAGATGATTTTCCCAATCTATGGAAAGTTGTATGTATCTTGAAAAGTTGTATTCTTCATTATCTTGTTCAGGATTTATACTGATATTGTTGTGCTTGTTCGATGTGTTGTATCTTCCTGTGACAAACTCATTCCTGCTCCACATATTATTATCAAATATGGTATAGGTCGGATATTGTTTATCACCAATAGTCTTCATGCCCCAATATTTGACATCATGACAGTGAAACCATTGCCACTCTTCCCAATCATCATCTGAGACTTCTGTAAGACTTGCAGGCGCATCAGTAAAACTAAATCCGTCATTAAGCACTCTCTTTCTGTCAAGATAGCCTGAATTATGTCTTCCACCAACACGTCCTATGATAGCCTCGTCATAGTCAAGTGTTTTGCTGCCGATAGTTACTGTACCATCCTCATTTTCTACTCTGCGTATTTTTATCCAAGTGTCCCAGTTCCTACAATTCAGAATTATGTTCCCATCGTAATCAAAATCAAGAGTGTTAGGGTGAGCATCCATAACAGACACATCATTTTCAGGGTCTGTTAAATCACCAAAACAGTCAGTACATAATTGAGGATAGTCTCCAGTGTCGAAACTTCCTATAACTGTCCATTCCCCATTTATTTTCTTTATTTCTTCAATGACTACTCCTTGAATACGTACAGGCTCATCAAAGCCATCAATTTCAACGTTCTTAGAACCATACCTGAATAATATCAGATGGTCGTCATCAATAAATATCTCATCATGGATGTCTGGCCACCCGGTTCCTGAAGTTATACCTGTTTCAATAATATTCAGGTCTTCGTCACAGATTGTAATACCTATACCTATTTCTGGAACGTGTGTTGAAGCAGTTTCGCTCGTTGAAAGGCCAAAAACATACCTGTTTTCTCCTGATAGTGTTTTCACTCTTTCAAAATTTCCATAACTCGAATTTATTGTGCCTGTTTTAGACACCTGAATATATTTCACAACTCCGTTTTTGTTTATAACAAAATTGTATTTCGAGCCTACACCGACACAGATATACTCAAATAAATTATTAAAATCCCCACTGAATGTTAGAATCGGAAAATCATTGGGCAGATTAGTGATAATCTCAGGGTCTATTTCCTTTATTTGAAGATTATGGCTTTCATCTACATAAAGTTCCCAATATTTGCCGTCTTCAGACTTTAAATATCTAATATCTTTTGGCAGGTTATTTTTCTGAATCCTTACCTTATCTAAGGTCAAAAAATCGCCTTTCTCATCACCAGTATATGCTACCTTTCCTCTGCAAATAACTACACTTCCACTTTCAGCACCACCAACCTCAGCAGCCATTCTGATATACCTTACCCAAGTCATATCATCAGGTATTTGAAATGTATTGCCTAAAGTACCACCCTCAGCGTTGAAAAGCCTTGTCCCGTTCTTGTCATTCTCATCGGTAACAACTACCATACCAGTAGCAGTGCCAGTACGTGTAAACCAGTCTCCAGCTTGACATTCAATAGGATTGGACATTTCATAGCCCTCATTAGGCGGCGTAAAGCTGTTTGTTCCGTCATTAAAAGTCTTTTGCATTTCAGATGCAATAAGCAGGTTGGGAGTATTGTGGTTGCTTACGCCATCTACATTCTCCAGCTTTACCGCACCGTTCTCTGCGGCTTTGGTTACTTCACCTGCAATCTCGCTTCTGTCCGTGAAGTCTTTTTCCTCACCGTTCAGATAGTATTTTGAGGTGTCAACACCTTTCTTCTCATGCAGCACACCGTCCTTATCTCTGTAAGAAATAATCCTTTCGTCTTTATCAGTTGTAACTGCAAGCCTTTCTTCTGCATCGTCAATTACAGAGAATACATCACTTGCAGTAGCTTGGATTTGGTCTTTAAGCTGCTGAATTTCCTCGTTTAGTTGTGCTATCTGCTCATCATAGTTTCCGCCTCCGGCAAAGTTTGATTTTGCAGCCCAAAATGTGCCGTCAGCCTTAACACCGAACAATATCCTGTCCTGACTGTCCAGCCATGCGGCCAGCCACTCATCGTTTCTGATAACCTTGTAAGTGTCCTGCTTTGGCATTACTACTTCACCGTTCTCTGCCTTGATTCCGAAAAGCAACTTACCCTCTGCATCAACAACGGCATGAAGCCACTCATCGTTTCTGACAATACTGAATGTGTCTTGTAATTGTTTTACTTGTGCGGCTATTTCCTCGTCCTTGATGCTGTTCTCGTCAAGCAGTTTCGTTATTTCCTCGATTTTTGTAAGGAAGTCCGCCTTTGCAACGTATGTGCTGCCGTCCGTCCGCAGTCCGAACAGAACGTGCCCTGCACTGTCGAGCCATGCAGCCAAAAACTCTTGGTTGCTCTCAACGCTGTACATTGTGTTCTTAGGGAAATACGGCTTACCCTCGGCTGTCAGCCCGAAAAGCACCTTGCCGTCAGCGTCGGTGACAACGTTCACAAATTCGGGACTGTCCTGAAAGCTGAATGTATCGGTCAGCGGTTTCAATGACGCATTGATAACGTCTACAGCATCCTGCAATGCAACTAATGACGTCTCTATCTCTTCAAACTTGCTGTTGTTATCGGTGTTTATTTTGCTTTCCAACTCACGCAACGCTTCCTTCACAGGTGTGGGAACACCCTTTGCCCACTCAACCGTACCGTCAGCCCTTATTCCCCAAAGGAACTTTCCGTTAGCGTCAGTATAAACACGGATAAACTCGGGACTGTCAGCATATTCGCCAAGCTCTTTAATTCTTGCTTCCGCATTAGCAATTCTTTCACCAGCATTGTACGCATCAATGGCATTTGCCACGATTATCCATTTGTCCGTATTAATGGCATACACCTTTCCGTCCTCCCGCAACTCCGCTGGCGGATAACCCACGTTTTCATCAACAAGGCTTTGAAACGTGCTTCCGTACATCGTAACCTGATTGTCACGGTAGTAGTTTGTAGCACTATCGTATGCACCTCGTAATACGGGCAGGCTGCCTATTATCAATTTGTTTTCTGCCATATTGTTATTCTATTACTTGGTTTATCGTTATTATACCTGTCACTCTGTCCTGCACGCATGACTTTATGCGGCTGTCATTACCTGTATGGCCTATTATGCGTCCAGTGGCCCTGTCCATTTCCACGGCAAGCACGTTGCGGCTCAGTTCCGTCTTTACATGCTCTATTTCCTGGCGTGTCTTGAGCGGTATCTTTCCCTCAATAATTTCACCGTCATGACGCATTCCTATGAGCAGCTTGTTCTCAGCATCAACCACTGCATACAGATATTCTTCATTCTGTATTACATTGTACATGTCGTTTTTCGGGAAATACGGCTTGCCGTCTGCCTTAATGCCGAATAACAGATGATTTTCCTTATCCAAAATGGCATAGAGAAATTCATCGTTCTCAATCTCCCGACCTACATGTATGATACGCCAACGTCCTGTCTGTTCATTGTACTCGTAGGAGGCGTTGTACTGATAGTATGCATCTTCAGATGCAACGTAGGCAGTAAAACCATCGGGAATGCTGTTCTCGTCCATGCTTTTCAGCATAGTCAGGTCTGTTATACCTTGACGCATATCGAGGAATTTCTTTCCCGAATACTTGAATGTGTCTATAAGTTGTATTCCGCCTGTTGCCATACCTTATTTGTATATTTGGGTGACACCGTTTGATGTCACGGGGGTTGTCAATAAATAACAGTTGTACTCCACACTATTAACGTTTACAGTCCACAGCGTGTAGCTGTCCAGCACTTCATATCCGTTGCCGTCCTTTACGCTGGTCAACTTACCGAATGATGCTGGGTAACAGTAGGCTATCTTTCCGTTCGAGGTGTTTATGCCTGTATGGGTAGATGCCCGTGAAGTCTGTAAGGATTTGCTTAATGCCCTGACGGTTGTTTCCGTGGGTGTCCAGTCTGCGCCTACGCTGCCGAAATAAGACGGATATACCACGCTCACCTGTTTTGATGCGCTCTCAGTCATTCCTTCGTAGGTTGCTTTCAGTGTGTAGGTCAGGGCCTTTGGCGTACTTTCATTGATGGTAACATCCTTTGCCGTAGAAAAAACTTCTTCACCGTTCAGCGTCATTTCGCTCTCATCTGCAACGTCACCTCCTCGCCGCGTCACGCTCCACGTAAGTTCCACTTTGGTGCTTACACCGACTTCTACAACGGTCGGAGTGGCATTGAGCAACACGCCAAGCGGCCACACTGACTTTTCAAGCTCTATAATGTCTTCTCCTGCTTTCGTCAACGCATGTTTGTCCGCCGCACTCATCATACCGGCCTTCTCTGCAGTAACAATGGGAACGGTCACGTTGTACGGCGTTTCCGTCCCGTCAGGTTTGCGCAATTTGTAAGTCAGTGTCACTGTTGTTGCCGTTGAACTGAACGCAACGCTTCCGGGTACTAACAGCCCGTTACCGATAAGTTCCTGTATGTCTTTAACATCATCGTCAAGATTGGCTACATCTTCCTCCAGCTGGTCAAGATACAAATTCACTTCGCCGCCTTGCTCGCCTGTCGCTACCCATTTGCCACCGTCTGAACGGTACACGTCGGCAGGCAATGTGTTTCCAACAAGTGCATACCAACCCGGCATGGGGCGTGGATATGCTTCTTTTAGAGCGTCCAACGAGGCATGCAGTCCTTTGCACGGGCCTTTGATATTCTTTGCGTCCAACCAACCTTTGATGACTACATTATGGCCGAACACGGAGTTGCCACGTACATTCAGGTGTCCGCCAGCGGTGATGTCGCGGCTTGTCGAAAGGTTGCCTTGTATGTTCTCGTTGTATATGCTGCTCATAACTCTTAATCTAACAGTGATTTACTAAGTTCTACCATCGTGGTTGACAGCTGGTCGCCTATGCTTGCCAATGCCAGTGCTGCGGCACGATATACGGCAGCACGGTAGCATTTCTCGCTCACGTCTATGCCTCCGTCAATGTCTATTTTCGGCAGAGGAACATACACGGCTTGGTCAACGGTGGCTGTGTCGTCTTTGCAGGAAAAGAATTCAAGCACCTGCCCCTCGGCTCTGTTCACGATGGCTACAACAGGCTTTTCGGGATTGCCGCAAATGCCTTTCCACTTTGAGAACTGCCGGGTATAGATTGGGTCGTCTTGCGTAATGGCTTCCGATATGCTGTGCCTCCAGTCGCTCATCTTGAATACGACAAGCCGCATGAAGTCGTCGGGCAGCAATATCCATCCTTTGCCGTCCTCTCCCCACGTCACGGCTTCCCCGAACTGGTGGCCTTGCTCCAACAGGTTAAGCGGAGCTTCCATTTCCACCATGCGCACGGCGTCAACCAATTTGGCGTAGATGATGTCATCGAGACTTACCGTGTCCAAATCATCATCTGCCAGCAACGGGGTGCTGTTGTGGTTCATGTCTATCGCCACGCGCACGGCTTTTGCCATATCTTCTGCCTGTACTATCATTCTTCCAATCCCTCAAATTCAATGTTGTGCGCCTTGGCCGCTTCCATGATGGCTTTCTCCGAACGTAACGACGTGCGGCTAATACCGAAAGTGTCGGCAAGGAAGTCTTTTGCCGCGGCGAGGTCGCTCACGCTCACCTTTCGTATCTCGTCTTTCTTTTCATTGGCGGCAGCTTCCTCGGCTTCCTTCTTGGCTTTGATGTCAGCCTCGCTCTCGGTGCTTACCAACTTGAACAGCTTGCCGTACTTGTAGTGGTGTTCAAGGGCGTATTGCACATCCGGGTTGTCGGTCGTATATACGCTGCTCCCGTCCGATTGGGCGGTGAACGCGATGTGCATGCTTTTCTTGCTTTTCAGCACCACGTTGATGCTTATCGCGGTCTTTGATTTATAATGCTTTTTCATATTCACGTTTTGAATAATTTGTTCAGGGAGGATTTTTGTGTCCTCCCTGAACGGTTGGTGTCATTGGTTGTCTTTATGCGCCTACTCCCGTGGGGGCTTGGGCGAGTTTCATGCGTGCGTGTGCCTTTGCATAGCGCAGGTACAGGCAGCTCACCTCCTGAATGACAACAGCGTCGGTGCGGCGGATACCGGCTTTCTGCAAGTCAAGCACATTGCGTGCCCAGCTTACGTGGGTTTTCTTCGACAGATATTCCGGGTCCATTGCAAAGCCGCAGTCGCTCATGCCGTTCATGTCGAACAGTTCGTGATGGATGGTCAGCACTTCGCCGAAGTCGGTGTCCCAGCTCTTGAATTTCAGGTTCCATACTTCAACAGTGTCTTTCAGGCGGAATTTCTCACTCTTGATTTTAGAGAAAGCGGCAAGCATATCCGAACCACAGAACAGGATTTTGCGTTTATTTCCGATACCAGTGCCCACGAACAGGTCTTTGGTGATGTCCACAAGGTTCTCGTCAGTAATCTCGGCACATTGTTTCTCCTCGTTCCATACACCTACTTCGATGTCCTTTCCAGCCATGTACCACAAGCCGCCGGTGAACCATGTCAGCATACCGTCCTTACTTACGTGTTTGATTTTATTCTTCACGCCGAACAGATAGCTGTTTTCCATAGCAAGACGCATATCATAAATGCCGTCCTCCTCGATGTCGGAGAAGCCCCAGTTTACTTCTTTCTTGGCAATCTTGTCAAATGTTGACTGCTCAATCTGTATCATGAAGTTCTGACAGTACTGTGTTTCAGGCATAGGAATGTTGTTGAAGCGGCCCGTCTGCACGTCAAGCTCGCCGCACGCTTTTCCCATACGTACCAACACTGTGCCTTTCGGAATGGCCGGCACCCATATCGGCTGCTTGCTTGACGAGTCCATCGCGCCGTTTACTGCATATACGGTAGGCTTGTTGGTCGACGGATCTTTTCCGCATACGCACAGCACGAGGTCGGGCACGTTGTCGCCTTCTTCGTATGGCTGTCCAGTATCGGGGTTGGTAACCCCTTTAACACCTACCACGCGGATAGTGTCGTCCAATGTGAACATATTTGTGTCGCTCACGGGCAATGTGGTGCTTGCACCGCTCGACATGGCCGTTACGGCTTCGGTAGTCGTACACTTGATTTCTCGCGTACCTACGCTGTAATATTTCACCTCGAAGCTGTCGCAACTGCTTGATTTCGCATATCGGCTGATTTGGTCGATAGGCGTTGCCATAGGGCGGATTTTGACAATGCGCTTGTCCACGTCCGCCATGTAGAAATTCGGGTCGCCGTCCGCACGTCCTTGCGTCTCGGTGGCGATACCCGCCGTAGGGTCGCTGCCTCCGTCGCCGTCTGCGCCTGCGTTCACCTTACCTGCATCGGGCAAGTCCGAGGCTGTCGCCATCGTCACGCCGCTCGATGCGCCAATCACAACAGCCAACAGCGTCAGCATGATGTGATACAGAAAACTTGTACTTTTCTTTAACGTCTTCATCTTTCTGTGTTTTTAATTGTGAATTATGAATTGTGAATTATGGATTATTTTGCCGGTCTGCGTTTCTCTCCTCCGCGCTCCCAAATGGTCTGACCTCCGTCATCGTAGCGGTTCAGTGCGCCGAGGTCGGGCATTTGTCTTGCTCCGCCCTGTCCGCCGTTCTTTCCGTCAAGGTTGGCTGTACCGTCACCGCGCTGGCCACGATGCAGCTTTTCCTCAATGCGTGTGTTGCGTCCTCTCACTTCTCCCTCACGCGCTGCCGTGGCCACATCGTCGTCATGGTTGATGGCACGCAAGGCCATTTCTATGCTTTCGGGGGTGAACTTGCCTACAATGCCGTCTTTCATGATGCCGACAAGAAAACTCATCGCCTTGTCTATGTCGTCATCGCTGTAGCCGTCTTTCTGCTGCATCTGTTCGAGCGTGTCAAGTGTCTTGGAGATGTTCTTTTGGTATTGCTCGTCAAACTCCTTCTCCTTGGCTATACGGTCGGCGTATTCCTTGTTGGCGGCGGCAAGCTCTTCCTGCTTGGCCGGGTCTTTCAGTTCCTCAACGAAGTCATCACCGAACATCTCAACCAACGCTACGGCAGGGTTCTTGCCTTTCCGCCATTGGGTAAGGAATGCGGCACTACGTGGGTCACTCGTGAACAGGTCGGAAAACGCTTTCTCGCGTTCCTTGTAACCGGCTATCTCCTTGTCGTAACCGTCGTAATCTTCATTGACTTGCCCCCATAACGCTTCATCGTCGGCAAATTCGCGGTCGGGATATTTGGACTTCATACGCTCGGCGTATCGTTCCCGGTTGCTCTTAACTGTTGATTTATCAGGCATATTCTTGATTTTTAATTGTTTTGCTCTTTGTCGCATTGCAAATTTAAGGGAACAAACAAATCCAAACGGTATAACTTTTTACGCACCAATGGTTAACTTTGAAACATAGAAGAAACTTTTTATGAAGCACCACGGAGCGGTTATGGAGTACGCGGAGGAACGGATGCAAGACCTCATGCGGGCGTATGACGAATATATTTCATCATGCGACTATATCCGTATGCCCGATGTATATGCCGCTATCGTGAACATGGAGGCACGCCGCTTTTGGGTAAGCGACATAAGGGCTACCAAAGTAATATACGCCATGCTCCGTGGAGTAACCATCAAGGGTATGCGTCCTTTGAAGCGTGAGATGTTCGAGGAAATCCTACGGCGCGTGCTTGCCATGCGCAAGGCACGTCCTGAACTTACCGTTCGGGCGTGTTGCAGCATTGTGGTGGCTGGTCCCGCTCCCAAATTCTATCTCACGCCGGGGAGCGCAAAGATTATGGTCTGTAAAGCGCGTAAGAAATGGGTACAGGAAAAGTTGAAAAGGTTGCGGCTATTGTGATTGCGTTGCTCGTGACGGTCTTGTCATTCTTGCAGGTTGCCGACTGGCATTCGGTCGGTATATACTCGCATTGCCATTTGTCTGCACGACTGGCGTATCCGTTTTTTCATGCAAATCTGTTTCATGCCTTGCTCAATGCGTGGTGTCTGCTGTCAATGGTTTTCATCTATAAGGTATCGCTGCTGCGTATGCTTTTTGCCTACACGGTGGCCGTTACCATGCCTGTTGACACGCTCGGCGCGTTCCTGCCTTTCAATAATCCCACAGTAGGACTTTCAGGCGTGGTCTATGTGCTGTTCGGGACAATCTCGTTCGAGGTGGCTCGCAAGCGGTATTTCCAGTGCTGGATGCTGTTCTACATTGCCGTGGGCTTTTTCTTCCCGAACACCAACGCATGGCTGCACCTGTATTGTTATCTCTTCGGTTTCATCGCCGCGTTGTTGAACAAGCCCATAAATCGTAAGACATGACAAGGGAGGAAGCAATACAGGCTATAATAAAGGAAAACGAGAGGCGTAACGCGGAGATTTATGCCAAGTTTGACCCTCTAAGTGGCGAAGGTTCGGTAGGCGAAAGGAAGAGAGTTGTCATCGACGATTTTCCTATTTCTGTGCAGTGGCTTCCGGTGGAAATGCTGCGTGTGCCGCTCGTCAGGCAGATTGTAGAGTGTGGCTCTGTACGTGCTTTCCTGACGGACAACCTGAATGTGGAGTACACGGAGGAAGACCGACTGAAAGTCATTGAGCAGTTTGTTCGCATCCGTTGCCGCTACGACTTTGCTTTTTGGGCGGCTGTGTTTGTGTACATCAAGTGTAAGGGCGGTGGTGAGGATGTTCTTTTCCGTTTGTCGCGTCCGCAACGACGATTTGTTGAAAGGCTTGAAAGGTTGCGCAAGGCCGGAATGCCTATCCGCATAGTGCTGTTAAAGGCACGCCAATGGGGTGGCTCTACCGTATCACAGCTTTACATGGCTTGGTTGCAGCTCGTACACAAGGTTGGCCTTAACTCGCTCATCATCGCGCATCAGGGTGCTGGCTCGGACGAAATCAAGGATATGTTCGACCGAATGATTAAGGCTTACCCGGTTGAAATGCTGCACAAGTTGGGCGAGGCTTACGACGCGAACGAGCCTAAGCTGGTGGGCGTGGGAAAGTCAGGCAGCATTTACCGAGTGCCGCAACGCAACTGTAAAATCAAAATCGGCACGGCGGAACGCCCCGACAGTTGCCGAGGCGGTGACTACAACCTTGTGCATCTGTCCGAGGTGGGCTTGTGGAAAGCCACAGAAGGGAAAAAGCCGGATGACATCGTGCGCTCCGCCTGTTCAGGCGTGCTTTACCGCCCTTACACGATGATTGTCTATGAGAGTACGGCAAACGGTACGGGCAATTTCTTCCAGCGTGAGTATGACATGGCTAGCAAAGGCAAGTCACAGTTTGAGGCAATGTTCGTTTCTTGGTTTGACATTGAGATTTATTCCACGCCTGTTGATGACATCTTGTCTTTTGCTGCAAGCCTTTACGACAACCGAAACAACGATAATGTGGCTTCTTCGCGCGAAGAAAGCGGGAAATATCTTTGGTGGCTGTGGGAGAAAGGGGCTACGCTCGAAGCCATACACTGGTACATACTGGAACGTGCCAAGTATAACGAACACGCTTCCATGGCTTCCGAATACCCCTCCGACGACGTGGAGGCGTTTGTGCATTCCGGCACAATGGTATTCGACAAGTACAAGGTGGAGGCATTCAAGAAATACTGCAAAGAGCCGCGTTTCGTGGGGGATGTGTATGCCGATGCTGACGAGGGCAAGAACGCGCTCAAGAACCTGCGCTTCGTTGAGGACAGGCAGGGTGTGTTGTGGATATGGGAGAAGCCGGAGATAGACGAGGACGAGAAAGTAACCAACCGCTATCTGACGGTTGTCGATGTGGGCGGACGTTCATCAAAGGCCGACTGGTCTGTCATCGTCGTGTTCGACCGTCTTTTCATGGCTGAAGGGGGCAGACCGGCTGTCGTGGCGCAGTGGTACGGGCATTGCGACATAGACTTGCTGGCGTGGAAAGCGGCGCAGATTGCGGCGTTCTACGACAACTCCCTGCTCGTCATCGAAAGCAATACACTCGAAACGCACGACAAGGAACGTGATGTGGATGGGGACCAGTCGCAGTTCATCCTTAATCAGATTAAGGGTGTCTATCCCAACCTCTATGCACGGAAACAGTCGGAAGAGGACATTCTGCAAGGCCTGCCCACCAAATACGGCTTCCATACCAATGTGGCCACAAAGCCGATGGTCATATCCACGCTGGTAAAGGTCATCCGTGAAAATTTGTATGTGGAGCGAGACGCGCGTTGTCTGGACGAATACCTTACTTACGAGAAGAAGCCTAACGGCGCATACGGCGCGATTATCGGCAAGCACGACGACCTGCTTATGACACGTGCCATAGGGCTGCATATCTGTTTCTACGAAATGGAACTGCCCAAATTCGTGAAACGCACGAAACGTATGTTGGTGAAGAAGAAAAATGCTGTTTCAGCAGCGACAATATAAACTAAAAACGGATTTGTTATGAACGTATTTCAGAAATTGAAGGCAAGCCTCCGGTTGCGTGAGGCGGTAAAGAAAGCCAAGGACGCACACAGTCAGACTGGTGAGCGTTATTATGTAATGCCTCTTTCGGGGAGCAAGGGTAAACTTATCATCATGGATAGGTTCAACTTCCGCAAGCTCAAACAGAAAGGGTATATCTCCTATGAGGCACACGTGCGCGACCTCGAAAAGGAGTGTTTCTACTTCACGCCCTATCGTAACGGAACGTGCGGCATTGTACCTGAAGTGGAGAACTTTAAACGGCAGCAGTATTACAGCTGGTATGCCGGGTGCATCAGAAACCATAAAAAGAAGAAACACCATGAAGTACGCAGTCAAAAGTAAACAGAACTTGGACGGCGTTCAGACGCTGACTGGTGACCCGCTCGTAACTTATCAGGTAGTTGGAAACGGCGGTAAGAAGATAAAACGTCCTAAGAAAATCAGATGAATAAAGGCGGACGCATCATTTGTTGTGCTGTCCGCCTTTTTATAATCCGTTTGGGAATGGCATACCCATAATCATGTGAGGGGTGCTTTTTGGCCAAAAGGAATGATTGTGTTTGTTTATGTTACCAACTTGAGGTATCTGCTTTTATTCTCTTCTCATTGCCTCGCTCCCAAATGCTATCCTCCGTTTTCCCGAAGTTGGCTAATTGTTCAATTTCCTTTTTCCTGCGTTCTTCCCACGGCTCGAAATCGAGTATTTCTCTCACGAGCCACTGGTCCCAAACTCCTCTGAAACAAATACCTCTGTCATCAAGGTACACGTCGGCTATCAGTTTGCCGCTTGTGTTTTCGGGCTGGTTGGGGTTTTCATTGATGTAGTCGTAAGTAATGTTGTGGTCTTTCAGCCATTTCTCCAACTTGTCCGTTTTCTTCCTCGTGGTGAAGATGATGATTGTCCAGCCTTTCTGTTTCAAAACGGACGTGCCGGCATCTGCGTTCGGTATCATCTGACCGAATTCATCAGCACCTTGAAAGCCCTTGCTGTAATCGTGGATTACGCCGTCGAAGTCAATGCAAATTGTTTTTTTATCCATAACTTTATACTTATTTTTTGATTTTGTACTGATACAAAGGTAGTACAACCATTTATGCCACCATTGCGTTATGCAGCATGTTTACTGCTTGCATGTTTGCGCCTTGTTGTGCCTGTTGCATGAGTTGTGGCGATATGGCCTCCGGCATTCCGCCTTGCTCTATCTGTTCCTTTTGCGACTTGATACTTTGCAGTAGCTCGTCGGCAAACGGGAAGTCGCCGAACTCCAGCAGCTGTTCTACGCTGATGGCCTGCGCCTGCCACAGTTGCATGAGCCAGTCGTTGGCAAGTTGGCGGTAGGCCGGTGTGGAGGTGCTTTCGGTGATGGACAGGTCAAACTCTACATCACGTATCTTCTTCGGGTCGTACTCTATCTGTGCGCCGCTTTTCCCGGCAATGTTGAACACGCGCTTGGTGTCGTAGAATTGCTGCATGTTCTTCACGTCCTTATACGCTCCGTCTATCGTGAACTGGCTGAAACATTCCAGCATGTCTAATAAGGCCATGGTTGAGTTCTGCACCTGTTGGTTATACATGGCCGCGCTCTGACCGGAAAAGCCGGGCTTGCCTTGCAGTGCGCCGTTCACGCCGCTGATGTCCTCAAAGAATTTCAGTTGCAGGTTGAGCAGTTCTGTGATGCCGATGTTCGTGGAGTTGTTGGCCACCTGCTGCGGTATCTGTCTGCTCGGTGACGGTTTATAGACAATGATACCGTTGAACTCTGCCCAGCTTTCGGCAATGTCCTCCATACTTACACGGTCGGGCAAACAGTCCTCCGGCATGAGCAGCACACCTTTGGCCGAAGCACGCATAATCCAGTCATAAAGGGTTATCAGGCGGTTGGTATAACGTTGCTGGTCTATTACGTCTGCCACGAATGAGTGTATCTCCCCGTCAATGAACGGGTATGCCTTGAAAACGTAAGGGTGACTGCCATGCTCAAACGGTGTCTCTCCCTCACGCAGGATGTCTCCGAATGGGGAGAGATAGTAGAAGTACCAGTAGTCATCTACAAACCACGTGGCCTTTATCAGTGGGACTTCATCATCAGGCATACCGGCTTCTTTGGCCATCTGCATACGTTCGCGGTTCACCTGAGCAACTTGTTCCTCGTAGTCTGATACTTCTATCTTGAATATGTCGCCGTTTTGGTAGTCGTGGCAGCGGTAGCGCGGCTTCTGTTCCTTGCGCCACACTTCGATGACGCGGCAACGTCCCGGCTCGCTGGTCAGCAGGAAGTCGTAGTTTTCCAAACGGCTGTAACCGAAACGCTCGGCATAGCTGGCAATGTATTCCCTGCGTGCCGCCCACTTGTATATTTCTTTAAGGCGGCGGTATTCTTGCGGCGTGTGGGCAAATTGTTCGCACAGCTGGCCAAAGCTCACGTCATGCACTTCTCCGAGGCACGTTACGTCCCAGCCTCGGAAATCACGCATATTGTTGTCGATAAAGAAATTGTTGGGCTGCACATAGTCCGTCCAGCAGTCCTCCTTGCCGTTTCTCCATCCGTAGCTCTTGCGGTGTACGATGAAGCCGCTTATCAGGAACTCTTCCATTGAGCGGGCGTTCACCTCGTTCATGCGGTTAAGCTGCATGTTGCATTGCAGGATGGTGCTCATCGTCTCGCCCAGTTTCTGTTCGTCCCTGTCGCGTGCCGTGCAGGTCGGTTCTTTCAGCTGGCTGCGGTACACGCCAAGCACGTTTCTCACGAGCCGACGGATGAGGTTGTTTTTCAGAGGCACGTTGCCCTGTGCCTTGATGTAATCCTCCTCGCTCATCTTCTTCCCGTCCACGCAGATGATGTCGTCCCACTGGAAACCGTAGGTGTAACGCTTGTTACGCTCCCTGTCGCGCCGGAAATCGTCCATTTGGTTCCAGTAGTGCTGCGCTTCCATAAGCACGTCAAATGCCTTGCGGTCGCCGAAATGCTTTTGAGAGAATGCTACGGTATCAATTTCCGTATTATCGCGCTTTGGCGTAATATGGCTCATCGGAAGCAGCTTATACTTTTGTTTTGTGGTAATAGGTTGCATATCATTTCTGTTTTAATGACGCCCGGAACGTCATATACAAAGGTAGGCATTCCGGGTGTCATAGATTGTTTAACTATTTACGGGTCTTGTTCATATCGCTTATCATCATCTTCTTCAACTCGTTCAACTGCGCCTCGATGTCTTTAATTTCATCTTTGTCTCCGTATGAGTTGGCCTCTTTCAACATATTGTACAAATCGTCTATGTCAGGCCGGTAGCTCTCGAATATCTCGTACCGTTCATATTCAGGCGAGTTATAGAGAAAATCTATCTTCTCTGCATAGTCGAAAATGCCGTTGTCGGTATCACGCTCGTAGTTCCTCATCCGGGTTCTTAATTTGTCATGCTCTTCTTTCAGTCTGAAATACTCGTTGTTGATAGCCTTGTATTCCGTTCGTTCATCACCGTTTTTCAGGATACGGTTAAGCACAAGGAAACTGTTTGGGTCATACTCACGTTGGCCAATAAGGGTTTCACCCATTTTGGTCATGCGGTTTATCGTATTAGCAATGCCGCCGAAATAACCGTTCAGTACGTATTCCACCTGTGCTGGGTTAAAATCAACAGCTCCTTTCGTGTATTGGTCGCCGCCGGACATTTCATTGAGTGTTTCTGACAAGTCCACGAGGTATTTGTTCGCACTCTTGTAGGCTTTCGTCCATTCGGGCATATCCTTGTTATAAGGAGTATCTTTATACAGAGGAAGCCCTGTCCAGCTCTTTTTGTAGCCGTAAGCCTCGGCAAACGGCTTGATGGAACTCGGAATGAAAGCCTTGAAGCCTCCTCCTCCCTCCATGAAGTCAAGCGGCAACAACTGGCTTACCTGTCCGGCTATCTTGCCTGCCAGCTCTCCGTCCGTAAAGTGTTCCTTTCCGCTCAACGTGCTGGTCATAAGCTCGCCAAGTCCGTACACGGCTCTGTATTCCACAGGCAACGGTATGCTTATCCATTGGCCACCTGCACGGAACAACAGGTTGCTTCTCCTTACGTATTCGGGCAAGTTCCAGTAGCTGTTCTTGTCGTCCTCATCGTCATCACCATAACCAAGTGAAGCTACGATTGCACCGAGCAGGAACATCGCGGCTACACTGGTAAGTGCTTTTGCAGGATGACGCTTTGCTTGCCGTCCGAAGTTTGCCGTGCCTTGTATGGCAGCGTTCCAAAATACAAAGCCGCTTCTTCCGAGTCCTGACATGAACGCACTGGCATTGCCTAACTTGGTCTGCCCGGTGGCTCCCATGAACTTTGCACCGCTGCCTTTCTTGTTGAAGTTCACACTTATGTCCTTTGCATCGTAAACAGCCCGGTCGATAGTCCTGCCCATTTCTCGCGAAGTCATGAACACGGCAAAACGGGCGCAGTTCTCGACGGCTCTGTTCACCTCGTCAAACCTTTCTGACAACAAATCCCAGGCTTTACGGATGGGCAATCTGCCGTTGGCTTTCCTCAATTCCCGGCGAATATCGTTCTTGCGCTTGTCAATGTCCCGGATATTGGCATAGCCGGTCTCTCCGCCGTTCATCATGAATTGCTTGAACATACGTTCCGTGTCATTATTCATGTCGAGCGTGTTCTTTCTGTATTTGGCAAGCAATATCTTCATTCTCACTGGGTTTACCTTTGCGAAATTACGATGATAGCGTAAAGCGTAGTTCGGGCTTTCCTTTATCCATACCATACTGTTGGCGTACAGCATATCTCGTATGAAGTTGGAGACAACGAAGTCCGGGTTGCGTGTAGTATATAATGCGCTCAATTCACGGTTTATCCTTTCACCGGCTTTAAGTATTGCGCCTATTGCGCCCGACATATCGTTATCGGGATTTGTCTGTCCGTTCAGGGCTTGCGCCGCTCTCGGATTACCGTTTATGGTGATTACATAATCACGTCCGTTGCGCTTCACAACTACCTGATGCTGGTGTAAGTCTCTGCTTTCCACAACACGGTACGGTATGTTGATTGCATCTTTCCCATGTTTGTATCGGTCAGGCTCCTGTTCGGCAAGCTCTTTCATTTTATCCTCGAAGTCCTGCATCTTCCGTTCAACTTCTTCGGGCGTGTCGTCGCTTTCTATGTTGTTAGGAAATACAGGATTCCACTCTTTAAGAGTTTTGTCATACTCCAGCCAAAGGTCGCTTACGCTGGCGAGGTCGCTCGGATGGTTCAGCACGAAGTTCAGGAACTTCTGTTTCACTAATTTATTGCGGTTGCCCTGCACGATGGCACTTTCCGCCATGCTTTGCAGGTAGGCAAACGGATCGTCCGCTTTAGACTTACGTCCTTTAGCTGTCTTTATCGGGGCATTGAACGCACTGTTCTTGCTGTTCAGGTAGGCGTATGCTTCCTCGCCGGTCTTTTCGTCGAAGCCACGAAGCGGAATGTAGTAATCGTACATGGAGCGGATATTGTCGTAAGTCGCCTTTGACATCATGCCGCTCTCGTACAGCTTGGATAGCGTCGCATCGCTCACAGCGTTGGTGCGTTCCCAAAGCGTGTCAGTATTATGGCCGCTCTCATAGTCCTCAACCATTATCCGTGCCTCAGCTTCCGCATCAGCTACGTTGTCGGTATCGGTAAGTGCGGTCAGTCCGGCAAAATCCCTCTGGTCAATGGCCTCGAACTTATCACCCAATTCTGCTTCTACCTGATTGTTCCAATCCTCCACAGCCTTGTTGTACGCATCCATTTTCAGGTCGTAGTCATCATCATTTTCGGTGGGTGGCTGCGGCTTGTCCTTTGAAAGTTCGGAAGCGTCAATCAGCTTGTCTTTCTCACGTTGGCGCATCACCCGATTGCGCTCCAGCCCGTGTTTGGCCATCATGTAGTCGGTCAGTTCTTCTCGTGCCTCTTTGGTAGGAGCAAGTTTGCCCACCTCGTCAAGCAAAGGTTTGAACAAAGTGTGTGCGAAGGCGTCAGCCTCAGCTTTGTTCACCGAGGAAAGCCTGTTTTCGCCCAAATAAGCATTCTCGAAGCCGTCCACGTCTTCTATGCGTACTTTCTTCTTGCCCTCTCCTTTGAGTATGGCTTCCATCGCTTCACGCAATCCGAGCATACTGTCTTGCAAGGCTTCCTGCATTTGGTACACTCCGCGTTTCACTCGCTGCTCGTATCTGTCGCGAGCCAATGCTCGCTCGTGTACTTCGGGGTCGCCATCCCTATACAGCTCGTTATCAGCTGCACGACTATCGGTTTGCTCTTGGATAGCATAGTTGCCTACTTTCAGTTCGTTCTGCTTGGCCACATCTTCGGCTTCTCCCAATATGCTGCGGTATCTGCCCGGTTCTGCAAGGTTCTCGTAGCTTCGCCAAAGTATGTAGCGCAACTCGTTGTCCGACAAGGTTACGCCTGAAAAGTTCTCAAAGCCTATCTTGTGCAGCATTCGCAGGAACAGTTCTTTTATCTTCTGCCACCAGCTTGCATCGGTATTATCGAAGTTGGTGTTTTCTGCCAACGATGCAAGGTATTCCTCGGTGGCCGTTCGGAAATCCCAGTTGCGTTCTCTTGCCAGTTCTGTAATGCGGCGGCGAACGTCCTTATCTGCATTTTGGAACACGTTGTCAAGGAACGTGTCGAAGTGTTCGCCAAACAGTTGTCGCAGTCCGTAATGTGCCACGGCTTCATGCAGCAGCGTCTGTTCCACATCGTACACGCTCGTATGGTTCGGTATTACAATCGTTATTCTGCCAGTTCCTCGCGAATAGAAACCCTTGGCCTTTGCACGTTTGCCTTGCAGCGTACTTGCATCGGTAACGATGTCCACATTGTCAAGATGCAGCGTCTCTGCCAACTTCTGCACGGCATTCACCATGCGCTGACGTTCCCTTTCTGCAAATGCCCTGCGCTGTGCTGCCGTGCGTGTAGAGCGACCTGTCATCTTTGCCACCGGGTCATTCTCATAGCTAAGCTCGTTATCGGTCAATGCACCGTTGCCACCTCTCATCATGGCGGTGGCTTTCTTGCGTCCCTTGCTAATACCGTCTACAATCTTCACACCGAGCTTCTTCAATTCTTCAAGCAATGACGGAGTAACTGTATTGTCAGGTATGGCAACATTCTCTCCTTCGATAAGTTCGGCGATGCGCTGCGCCACCTCACTGTCAGGAACAATGCGTACAGGGCGCATCCATCTCGAAAGGATTACTTTGCGTTTCTTGTCGCCGCTAAGTTGGCGGTTAACCGGACCTGCGTTCCATTTCGTTTCTCCAACAGGGTCTTTAGCTCCCTCTGCCTGATAGCCGCTTGTCAGTTCGCTTTCGGGCACTTCTACCTCAACAGTTACAAGGTTGGGACGTTGATAGGCTTCTGCGAACTGGTCATTAAGTGGATTGCGTGAAGTATGGAAATACGGATTGTATGCCACCCACAAGCCTTTGCCGTTGTCTTTTACAATGTAAATGTGGTTCTTGTGTGTTCCCTCTTTCTCCACAAGCTCAGGGCGTTCGTCCGATACTTCCCATTGGCCGAACTCCGAGGGAGCTTGACTTATCCTGTTGCTTCCTGTGCCTATCTTCTTCGACATGGGAGGATACAGTTTGCCGTCCACCAACGACATGGCACGGTACACCTTTACAGTCGGTTCACTATTCAACCGCGTTATTTCGCTTGCATCATCCACAACCCGGAACAAATCATTGGCTTCTTCCTCATTAGTCGTATAATCGTCAAGCCTGTATAACGCATCATCCTCGTTGGTTTCTTCCTTTACCTTTACACCAAGTTTCGACAACTCCCTTACTACACGTTCAATATTTTCTTCCGGAATGTCCGCACGCAACTTTCCACGGTAGGGATAGAAGTTGCTGCCATTAACGGCACGGAGCAATGCCTTGTTTTCGTAGTAAATGGCTCCGTCTTTCTTGGTCTTTGGTACGGTCAGATAGTACACTTTCGCCCAGCTGCTACCTGTAATATCCACCTTGCCGTCATGACTGGTAACGGGCATATAATCCTTTATCTGTTTCAAGCGGCTGATGATTGGCGCACCGCTTGTTTTCAGCATGGATGTATTCCACTTATCCGGCATCAATATACCGTCATGCACATTCCCGTCAATATCGGTGTAGCTGATAAGCTGGCCGGGGTAACCTCCATGTTCGTCTTGCGTATCCGCAATGGCCTGAAGGATGTTTCCCGTCATGATGAAACCCGTCTTCCGTGTTCCTGTCGGTATTTGGCTGTCCCAGTTCTCAAGCGTGGTGGAACGTGCCGCATCCCAATTATCGTTGGTCGTCTTGTAAATGCTTCGTAACGCTTCGGGCTGCGACAACTTGATTTCCATACGCCTTCGCCCGTCAAGAGTGGCAAATACGGCAAGCGTGGTCGAGGCGGTTATCTTGCTGTCCTTTGCTTTGTAGCCGCAGAATATGGCAGGCGTGGAAAAATCGAACACCATGCTTTCAAGATTGTCAGGCATGAGGTACGACTTCCCGACTTCAAACATGTGCAGACGCTGTTTCAGCATATCGCTGTTCGTATTGAGGCGCACTATGTTGTCGTTGTGTTTGGTTTCCACATTCTCATTGGTCTCTCTCACGTAATCTGCAATGGCGGCTTGCTTCTCTTCGGCGGTACGTTTCTGCTGGCGGTTTATTTTCTCGGTCTGCTTGGCAATATCTTCCTGCGCCCTTACCTTTGACCGCTCATAACGGGCTTCCTCGGCGGCAATTCTTGCCTCGTCCTCTTTTTCAATGGTGGCGATGACTTGGCGTATATAATCTTCTGGGCGTTTTCCTTTGTTCACTTGTTCGATGGTCTTGCGTATTTCAGCTGCTTTCATCGGTTTGCGCAATACATCCATTTCAACCTGTTCAACGTATGAATTCCGTGCAAACGGGTTGGTGCCGGTCGGGTCTATGCCTTCAGATGACACACGCTTATTCAAAGTCTTGGCACGAAGCGGCATGACGGTAATCTTCAAGTCATTGTTTCCCGTGTCATTCAGGTACTTTATGAGTTCATTGTACCGTCTTACTACATCATCATAGAACTCTTCCTGTTCTTTGGTGGTCAGCAACGCCACATAGCCGGTTATCTTACGCGCATCATCCTCTTGCGGCTTATACTCGTCAAGCTCATTGGTTTGCACACGCCCTCCACCTTGTCCTGCCTTTTTCAATGGACCACCCATTTTCTCGTAGATTTCAGGATTGTCACGCAGGTATTCCACTACGACTTGGCTTCCATATTTATTCAGCAGGTCGGGAGCTTCCACATCGTTGCTTTCACTGTCCTGCGATGTGGTCGTGTTGGCGTTCAGTGATTTCAGCTTAGTGGACAACATCATCAGGAAACGGTTTTCAGCCGGTACAGGCAGACCGAGGTTGATGTAATAACCTCTGTGTACTTGTCCTGTGCGGTCAATGCGCCCGATCATCTGCATATAGTCGTTGATGTCGCTCAACGGCTGTGCGATAATCATCGTCCGCTGACGCTGGTCGCTGAATTTTTCCGATGCGTGCAGGCTGATACCGGTAGAGGCGGACTTGTTAAGGATAAGCACGTCAAGTTCGCCGCTGTTGAACTCGCGTTGCATCCTCTTCTTGTCCTTGTCTGTCCTGCGTCTCACGACAACACGTCCGTCATCGTCACGCTCCACGTACATATTGCGGCCTGTAAGTTCGCCGACTTTATAACCCATTTCGTGCAACCGTTCAATGATAGCGTCAAGCGGACTGATAAAAATATCACTGGTACTCTTGCGGATGAAGTCCTGCAATTCATAATATGCCTTTTCTCCGGCTTCGCCCAACTGCTTGGGAGTGTATCGTGCATGTTGCTCTTTACCGTTCTCATCCTTGATTGTGTATTGCATCACGGTATCAAGTCCCCTTAAAAGGCTTGCACTGAAAGTTGGTTCTGAAATTATTTCCCCTGCGGAATAGTCCTTGATACTGCTTTCCATCGTACTTTCCAACGCAATTACGGGGTGTCTCCCAGCCTTTATTTCTGCGTCAACTTCATTGGCTATAGCATCTACTTTGAGGGCAAGCATGAGTTGCTTGGTATAATTGTAGGTCTTGCTGGCAAAAGGCACATTTTCTACGCCCATTTTGTCTGTACCTCTCTTAATTCCGGCACTTTCTGCCATGACAGCAAGCTCTTTGTCCATCGCATCAACCATCGGTTTGACATAATCCTCTTGAAACTTGATGATGGCGTTAAATGCGGCAATCGTGCGGTCGTAGTTCTCACGCGCACGCTTTACGGTTGCCGGGTCGTTTATGGTTTTCCAGTCTGTCACAACATCACTCATGTCGCGTTCACGGCGCACCATCTGCCCGGCATTGGTCAGTTCGCGGCTCATAATCTCCTGTAAGGTCACACCGCCTTTCTCAATGATGCCAATCAGCTTGTCAGGCTCTACCTTGGCTTGGCTCATGGCAGTGCGGATGGCGTACAGGGGCATGGTGTCAGGACGCTTGGCGAAAGTGGCACTTGCGAAAGTGGCCGCTTTTGCGCTGCGTAAAATGCTTTGCAGGTATACGCCTGTATTGCTCGTTCCTGCCGCCGTGTGGCTCTCATCAAGGAACAGATAGTTGTCCTCGGCGATGGCACGCAGGAATGTGGCCTTTGGTGTGGCTTTCCCGTCCTTTGAAGCCTTGCTTTTCTTTGTCCGCCCACCGCGTTTCTTTGCCGCTTCCTCAGCTTCTTTTTGACTTACCTCGTCACCTGTATTTACTTGTGAATAGGTAAGCACGGCAAAGTCATATTCATCAGGCAATTGACCTGCGGCAAACACTTTTGCCATTTCTTTGGATGATAGAGGCTTGTGTACGGTATTTCCATTGCTGTCAACCATAGCACCGTCCGAATTGAAGATGAACGGCACAAGGTCGCCACTGCCTATGTCTACCAAATCTCGGTAGATGTCGGAGAATAAATCCGCCTTTTGCGTAATGAATATCGGCTTCTCGCCACGTTTCACTGCCCAGCTGATGAGTGCGGCCATTTGTCGCCCCTTTCCAACGCCGGTTTGGTCGCCTATGATAAGTGCCTGTCCTTTCTTCATCTGATAGATGGCCATAGCCACGCTGTCAACCTGTTCTGCGGCAAGTGCCTGATGCGTTTCCTCTATCGTGTCATATCCAAGCTCTTTTCTTACAAATTCGTCAATGTTTCCGTTTCCAGCCTCAATCTGTGAGAGTACATTATCCATTGCCTCTACCATTGCGGCAGGGGCAACGCTTTGCAATGAAAAAGCACTGTTATGCGGTCTGTATGCACTCTTTTCTTCAGTAAGGGTTCGCTTCTTCGGTTGTTCGGTTCTTGTTTCTCCTAATCCCACTCGTTCCGTGGAAACTCCCACTGTTCCCACTCGCTGAACGTCAGGCTCTGATATTCCTCGGCTTCCTCCTTCGGTATTTCCACCAGCTCCTCGCCGGGTTTCGCCATTTCCAGTATCCGTTCTATGTTCTCGTGATAAAACCTGCTGGCTTCTTCCAGAATTGCTCTCGGTTGAATGTGCAGTTCCTCGCTGTCCGTGTCCAGTGTCATCATTCTTTCGAGATTGCCCACTATGTCCTGTTCCGTCAGTGTTCCGGGATGGTTGGTCAGCGACAGATACGAGTTGCCCTTGCTGGCTACGTAGAATTTCTGTTCCATTTGTCTTTTCCTTTGAGTTGATTACTTCATCTATTATGTCATACAAGTCGTCAAAACTATCTGCCTTGCGTATAGCCTTGCTTTCAACAGGCGGATAAACTGCTGTTTGGGCACGTTCCTCGTCGCTCCTGCGTCCGGCAATCAATATCATTCGGGTTGGGAACGTCGTACCCTGCTTGGAATACAGCTTTCCGTCCATGTCAACAACGCCTTTCACGTTGTAGTGGTCATACAGGTATGTGAAAAACGGCTTCATGCTTTTCAGTCCGCCATTGTTCCCGTACTCCATGTTTCCACCTATGATGATAGCGGCCTTGCCGTTGTCTTTCATGCTTGCAAGGGCATTGAGCGTAATCTGTGGGTCAAGGCCGGGTATCATCTTTCCGTCATACTCCACTTCATCACGCTTGCCGAACGGTGGGTTGGCAATAATAACATCATATTGTTGACCTCCCTCGAACGGCTCGGTCGCATCCTGCTGGGTAACTTGTGCAAAACCTTGCTCGCGAAGATTGTCCAGTCTCGTCTCGTCAAGCTCGTTGACGTATACTTGATTGGCAGGAACTGCGAACACAAGCATACCGTTACCGGCTGTCGGCTCCAATACCTTCCCGTTTTTCTTGCCGCTCATTGCAAAATGCGCCGCGTTCCATGCCATTGGCAATGGGGTGGAGTATTGCTGCATCTTTATACGGTTGCTGCTCCGTGCGGCAATGGTGGGCTGCATATCATATAGCTTGCAGATAAGGTCATACGACTCTCTGCTGTCTCGTCCGTGCTGTTCCACTACTTCGCGTGCGGCTCTGACTAAACCGTCTTCGACAAGTTCTTGCAGCAGGATGTCTGTCCTGCCGTCATTGTCAACCTCCATGCCCAAAGCTGCCGCACGTTTGCGCAAATCAAGTATGCTCCTGTACGGCTTTGTGCCGCTGTCAAGTGCGGCAAGCATATCGGTTTTGACTGCATTAGCAAATATACGGTTTATTTCCGTATTTTCTGCATTATGAGTTGCTGTATTTGCAGGTTTTACCTCTTTCGGGTCGGCACTTTCATAAAGTACCGGTGCCAGCCCGGTATCAAGCACAAGCCGTCCGTTGTCCTCAATGTCATAAACTGTGGCAGGTTTGCCCTTATAGACAACTGCATCACCTTTTTTGAACGGTGAATTCTCCTGATTTTCAACTGCATTTTCTTCCTGTGCGCTGAAAAGGTCTGCAATCTTCGACTCGTCCTGTTTCTTCTGACGCTTGGCCGGCTTCTTCCCACTCTTTGTAGAGGCTTCCTGCTGTGCGTTGCTTACTGGCACAAAGTCGGGAGCATAACGCTTCACGAGTTGTTGAACCATACGAAGCAATGACGGGTAAGTCTCATCCTCCGCAAAGAAATTGTTGAACGATAAGTATCTTTCCTCGCCGCGTTCAGGGTTCGGGTTCTCTATGCGCAGCATACCGCCTGTAACTTTCAAGTTGTCTCCGTCCTGTTTATCTAACTGGATGCTGATGTACAGTTCACGCTTGTCTCCGAGCGGAAGATGTATGCTGATGTCTCCACCGATGGGCGCAATGTTAGCTGTTGCAATGCTCCTGCGACGTTTCCCTGTCTTGTCAACGATGGTTTTCGGGTCAATGCCGATGTCTTTGACAAGGCGGTTGGCAAGGTTATTCGCATCTTTCACGGCTTTCTTCTCGGCATTGCGCATATAGCCGTATGCCTCGTTGAAGTCGCCTTCCACTTGGTCGGCCTCGTAATAACCGAGCAAGGCAAGCTGTTCGTTCACCTTGTCGAGCTGGCGGTCTATTTCTTCAACCGTTCCATTTACTTGCTTCTCATTTGTTGCAGCTTCGATGTCGCTTTCTGCCTTGCTTGCAGCAGCCTCTGCTTGGCCTGCAACAGCTTCCGTATCTGCTGTTCTTTGTTCATCTTCTTGTCTCCTTTGTTTGTTACGTTGGTTTATGAGTTGTTCTTTGGCTGTGTCGGCTCCGGCCTGTGCCTCTTGTTCGGCTACTACCATTTCAGCCGTGGCCATTGCATCGCCTTGTCCCTTGTCGAAGTTGGCCACGTCAAACGTGCGCACTTCATCGTAGGGTGTCATTTCGTCCACATATCCGGCTTCCTGCACTTCGGGAAGGTCTCTTACTCCGTTGTAGAATGATTTGAGGTAGGGACGGATAGCGTCGCCAAGGTCGTCTATCATGTGCCGGGCATAGTCGGCAAACTTACGGGCACCGGCCTCAATATGGTACGCTGCCATTTCCGTGCCGATTGCCAGTATTTCGGGGTCAATGCCCATGTTGAGCTGACCGCCTAATTTCTGACGCATACGCTTTTTCAGCTCCTCGTACCTGTCGCGGCTCACGAGCTTGTTGTTCGCTCCGTAACCGTTGTCGTCCGATTGTTGGGGCTGTTGTCCTGTTTCCTGCGCCGTGTTATCTGATTGCCGGCTCGTTGCCTTTTCAGTAAGTCCGGGACGGCCCACAACAAAATGGTCGCTCAACTTGGCTTCTCCGTTTTGACTGATAGCCTGCATCAATCCCTCAACGTCAACCTGACGCATCACCGGCTCACTGCTCTGCTGCATATCGGACAGCGACAACGGCTTGTTGTCGTCCAGCTTCTCGCCGCTGGGGTCAAGCACGGCTTCGGCAAACTTCCGTCCGGCTTCTTCCCTCTCGAAAATGAAGCCTCCTTTGCCGTATGACGAATAGTAGCCGCCAAAGTCCTTGACGCGCTTCTTCAACGACAGGAATTGCTCGCGGGGCATTTGCTCCGTGAACTTCACGGCATAGATGTACGTGTCTTTCTTCTTGTGGTAGCGTTGTTCTACGGTATAACGGTCATCTGTCTGTCCCGGTTGCTCCTGCGGCTGTTCATTGCTTTCTTCCTCCGTTTGCGACGGTTGCATTTCCTGCACCAGTCGGCGGCGTTCGGCATACAAGTCGTTGCTTTCACTGATAAGGCGTGCTTCCTCAAAGATGTCGCTGCGCCCGTGTGCTTCATCCGCCTGTTTCTTCAAGTCGGCCATTTGAGTGTCTATCTCGGCTATTCGGTCTGTCGGGCTGATAGCTTTTGTTTCACCGGCGGGCACGCTCTTATACTCCGCAAACGGCTTGGTCTTGCGATGGCTGCTGTTTATCCACTTCTCAAAGTCCTCCAAGTTTGCGGAGGTCATGACGATTTTCCGCTTGTCCGCCCAATCATCACTGTAATTGGCGAAGTAGGCATTGCGTGCGTCGTCCTCATCGTTGAAGCCGAGCATTACCTTGTGTTCGTCAAACGTGCCGTCTTCGTTGTACTGGTCCACCACATACACCCTGCGTCCGTTCCATCCGTCTATGTCGTTAGTCAGGAAGACGTCGATATGGTCGCCGTCCACGCCCTCTGTACCACGGATGTAACCGTAGGTGTTCTGCATGGTAGTTTCCCACGGATTGCCGTTTGCATCCGTGCCGCGACGCATACTTCCTTTCGGGTTCTCGACTGTGATGTTGAACTGACCGATGCGCACATGGCCTTTCTTGTAGTTCCCGGCTTCTTTCTGTGCTTCTGTTGGGTTTTGTTCGGTTTCCGCCTCTGCTTGTGCAATTTTCGTGGCAAGGGTATTACTGTTGTCTATGTAATCGACAATCTCGGCAATGTCGCCAAACCGTTTGTTGTCGAACTCGAAATAGGAGCCGGTATAATGTCCGTTCTCGTCAGGCTCATCTATCTGCGTGGCAGTGTGTGTACCGTCAATGATGATACTCCGTTTATAGGTCGGCCTTTCGCCGTTTCCCTCTTGCCAGTCATCGTCATTTACCTGCACACGAGAGGCCAAATCTGCTTCTCGTCGCTCTACTTCTTCCTGCCCGACACCGCCTTCAGTTCCTCTATTATCGGCGGCAATCCCTGTTCCGCCCTCAGTTCGTCCTCCTGACGGATCATCTCGTGTGCTTCCTTGTCTCCCTTGTTGGCCTGCTGCACTACCGCCAGCCAATACATTATTTCTCCGTTGTCCATTGTATGCAAAGTTTTCGTTTAACAATAATTCGTCACTAAGGCCGTTCATCGTTTCGTTCACGGCTTCCACCAGTGTGCGCGGCGTGTTGTCAGGCTCTTCAAAAAGGGTAGCCTCTTTCGCGCCTTGTACAAGGTCAAAGATGTTTTTCAGTGTATTCTGTATGAATACTTGCGTCTGCCCTTTGTACATTGTGGCCAACAACAGCGCAAAGTTACTGTATCTTTCTGAAGGAAGATAGCTTTCGCCGGTAACATCGTCAAAAGACAGTTGCCTTTTCCATGCCTCCGCCGCCTTGCGTGCCTCCTTGTAGTTCTTGGCATTTGCAAAGTCGGGCATTTGCGACAAGGCGTAGTATGCACTAATGGAGTTCTGTAACTCCGTATTGAGCCGTTCTGTGTTCGGGCTGTCATAATCCCTGTACGCAGTAGCGAGGATGGCTTTCTGCGCCTTTGCAGGCAATGCGCCGAACATTTCCTCCAAATGGGTGTTTCCATTTTGGAAAATACTCTGATACATTATGCCTTTAAGGTCATTCTTGGCCTCGCCGGTAAGATTGCCTTTGCTGTCGAACGCGCTACGGTACTGTGTTGGGGTGATGTAATTCTTTGCCTGCATCCACTTCAATACGTCCATGCCATTGCGGTCCACCAATTCAGAGAATGTCATTTCCTCATCGGGCGAGGCAAGCAACCGTCCGGCAAAGCCTTTCATATCATCGCCCATTTTCTGAACGATGTTTTTCGGCTTGATGCGCTCTGTTCCACCGCTCTCGGTGTCCTGCGCAACGAACTGTCCAAGGCTGATGGCTTCATCGTCAGGTACGTCTACCATATTCACCAGCACAGGCTGCTGCATGGCCTCCACATCTTCGGGTGCCAGCCCGAAGTCTGAGGCGTGTTCTGTCAGGTACTGCTTATAGACAGCCGCCTGTTCGGGCTGTCCTGCCCACATCTCGCGAAGTGCTGCGCTCCGGTTGTTGCCCTGTATCACCTCTCCACGTGTGTTTACCGTAGGTGCGCCTGTGTAGGCCGTTACCGATGAGGTGATTTCTTCCGGGCGGATGTTTGCGGCAATCCTGCGTGCCGACATTACGCTGGCCTCGTCGTTGCGCTCCTTGGGCTGCGCCTCGTCGATGAAGTGGAATGGGTTTCTCCGTCCGTTTATATGGCTCGGCTGCAACTGTCCGGCTTCTATCAATGCCAGGTGTCCGGTGGGGATGTTCTTGTCGTCGAACTTCACCTGCACCTCCTTGCCCTGACGTGCGGCCAACGGCACTTGGCGGTCAACCTTTTCACCGTTCACCCTGCGGTAGCCTCTTGCGCGTGCGTCCTGCGGTGTATCGTCTATGATGTCGGGCACACCGTTTAATGCTTCCCTGCGTATGCGCTCGGCTTCCTCACGCTCGACACGTTCTCTTTCTTCCTGCTCACGGCGCAACCGTGCAGCTTCCTCTGCTTGCCGCGACTGTTCGGCAAGGGCTGCTTGTTTCCTGCGCTGCGAGGTCTGCGCTATCTTCTGCCACAACACAAGGTTGGCTTTAGCCTGTTCCACGGCATTCTTCCGCTCGCGCTCGGCTGCAATCTTCTCGGCAATAGTCGTTCCTCCTTTGGGCTTGGCTTTCTCAACCTTTTTCAGTTCGGCTTCCTTGTCGGCCACCATGCTGTCCGCTACGCTCTGCGCCATAGCCTCGTCACCCTCCGTTTGCTCTACAATCGCATCCCAGGCTGTATCAGGGTCTGCCTGTTCGTAAATAGGCTGTCCTTTCTCGTCTTTTGGTATGCGTTCAATTGCACTCTGCACGGGCTGTTCTGATTGTACTGGCTGTTGTGCCGGTTGCTCCTGCCGAACTTGTGGCATGGAAACGTAAGGCAAGTATTTTTCCCTATTCATTGCAGCCTCACGTTCTATTTCTTCTTCGGTTGCCGAACCGTCGAGCCATGAGTTTTCGCCAGTAGAATAATTGAGTGCAATTAGATAATCTCTGTCAGTCAGTTTTCCGTTGATGTAGTCTGCGGTTGCTTGTGCACGTGCGGCTAATGCTTCAGCAACTTTTTCGGGATGCTCATTATAATACCCTTCAACATAGCCTCTGTCAGTTTTCATAAGGTCATCCACAGTGGCATTGTTCACGGCCTCTTGGTTTACGATGGCGACATTCTCATGCCGAGAATTTTCCGCAGGATTTCCGCCATTTTCCGCAGAAATTCCGCCGTTTTGCAGAGAATTTTCCGCAGGATTGGCTTGCAGACGGTCCAATTCTTCAGCCGTGAACAGGTTTACTTTTCGCCCGTTTATCGGGCTTTCCGTGTAAACCTCATACCGTCCGTCCTCGTTAATGTCGCCTGTTATACTTCCGCGAACTTCGTTTCCGTTCTCGTCAGTAAGGCTCACTTCATCATTCAGTCTGTATCCTGATTGCTGTGTGGGTTGTGCTTGTGTGCGCATTGCCTCGCGTTGCATCTCTGCCTGTTCAACACGGGTACGGTTTGTCGCGTCCACCATCGCTTGAACATCCTCTTTACGCATAGGTACGACGGTTTGTCCGCCGTCTGAACTTACGTTCACCGTGCCGTCGCCGTTGTCCACAAGGCCGTCTGCATTTGGTACAATCTGTACTTGCACAGGCTGTCCGTCCTCTCCGGTAAGCGTGTAGGTGTCGCCGGGGTTGAATGGAACAACGCCGTCTATCCTGTTGGCTGCTTCCTGCGCGAACTGCTGCCGTATGGCTTCCGCTGCCGTTTGCTTCTCCGTTTCAGGGTCAACAGGCTGCTCAACGCTGAATATGGCATCGGGCGACACCATTTCTACGGCACCGGTCTCCGCATCACGGATGATAATGCTGCCGTCAGACTTCTCTTTGTCTATGCCTGTGCCATCCTCGTAGGTAGCAAGGTTTCCGTCCAGCACGTACACGCGGCGGTCGTTGCCCTCGTCGTCCTGCACTTTCAGCGTCGCACCCTGTATCATGCCTGTCTTACGGTTGGTGCGGCTGTCTATCATCGTGTTACTTTGGTCGATACGTCCGTCTATGTCATCGCGCACACGCTGCAACATTCCGTCATACACCTGCTTGGCGTTGATGTAGTCTATGACAGTTTGATTTATGGCTTCATCGTCACCAAGGTTGCGCAGTGCACCTATCGGGTCGTTGTCTATGCCGTCAAGCTCTTCGGGCGTTAATGCCTGTTCCGCTTTCTGACGTTGCAGCTCGTACATACTTCTTGCGTCCTGCATCTCCACGTCGCTTTGCGCGTTGTAGCCGTCCATGTAGCTGTCGTTGGCACGCTGTGCATTTTCGTCCTGCTCGCCTCCGCGTGATTTCACAAGCTCGGCAAGGTTTACTCCGCGCAGGTACAGTGAACGCTCCATGTAGTTCATTACGGCGGCTTTTTCCTCGTCCGTCATGTCCCGGTCGTTCACAATCACTTCCGCCACATCGCCCACATTGTCATTCGTGGCCATGTCAATGGTGCTGCGCAGAGGCTCCCATACTTCAGGAGTGAGTAATTCGCTCGCCCTTGCGTCCGCCTTATTCACATCATGCTTCATGGATAGGTAATTCGCTGCACTCATGGTTGTCTTTCCTGCACCCATCAGTCCCATTGACAACGCCATTCCGCCCCAAATGTCGCCGTGGAACTGCCCGGTGGCAAACAGGTTGGTGCGTGTGCCGTCAGGGTTCTGCCGGTATGCATCGTCAAGGTTTAGCATGGTGCGCCACAACTGGCCGTAGTATTCCTCGGAAACCTCACCCAAATAGTCGCTCACACCCATCTGTTGGAATATCCTGCGTGTACCGTCGGTTATTCCGCCCAAAGCTCCTGCATCGGCCTTAGCCAACACTCCGCCAAGACGCTTTGCGCCTATGACATTTGCAAGCCTGCCCAAATTCTTCACCGAGGCCACTTCGGGCAGATGCGCACCGAACATCTCGGAGTAGTTCTCTACTATGGAGTTGGCTTCACCTTGCCAAATGGCACTTCCCCAAGTCTTGTCATTGGAGAAGTCGTAGTTGCCGTTCTCATCCACCGTCACATCACCGAGCTTGCGGTCTATGATGTCGGCGGCGGTATCCATGCCCTGTACAGTATTAGTCATAAGCGGGGCACGTATCAACAGCTCGTCAGCCGTCGTGCCGAGTGCCTTTATTGTCCAGTTGGCTGCTTCCTGCCCAAGTCCTCGCAGTCCGTTGTTCTTGACGTAGGTCTTGAAGCCTTGCCGGGCCATTTGCTCCACCGCTTCCTTGCCCAACGCTTTGGTGGCTGCTTTCCCTGCGGTCTTTGTAGCCACGTTGATAGCGTCAAAACCTCCGCCGGTCATGGCGAAGTCGAGCATGAACGAGGGCATGTAGCCGGTCATCATGCCTGCTCTGTTCCAAAAGCTGGCGTTTCCTCCATACATGGCCTCCGTCTGCTGGTTCTCGTGTATGGCACGCATCATTTCCTGATTGGCGGCTTTTTCCTGTTCCGTCTGCGGACGTTTCGGGTCGGTTGCATTCATCATGGTCATGGCGTCCATCATGTCGCCAATGCCGAAGTCCCACGTGCGTATGTCTCCTGCCACGCGCCCGAAGCCACGCCAAAAGCCTACATCCACACCGTTGTCTCGGTCTTGCTGCTCGCCGAGGGTCTTTATTTGTTCCTCGGTTTGTCGTATGGCGGCTTGCAGTGCCCTGTATGTCTGGTCGCTCTGTATGGACGGCACGTAGGTGTCAGCCGCAAGCACGGCGGCAAGCGGCGCATCGTTGTTCTCGTAGTCCTGCTTCCATTTATCGTGAAGCTCCTGCAACCTTGCAGCCGCCTTGTCTTTCAGCTCCTGCAATCGGTTCTGCGCCCTGCGTATCTGTCCGCCGACGGTCATGTCCACAGCGTCGCGGTATTCCCGGCTCACTGCATCGGCCGCAGCCTTGTTGAATGTGCGTTCGCCCGTAGGCGTGAGGTAGGTGCGCTCCATTTTCTTGCTTTGAGGATTAAAACGCAAACCTCCCGATGCGGTGTGTCCACCGGCAAAGCTCCTTCCGTACTCTTGCAGGTTGTCCACACGCTCGTTGAAATCCCTCGTGCGCTGTGCCGCATCGCGCTTGAATTGTTCCGCCTGCATATTGAATGCCATTCGCTGCATGGGCGTTGGCTTCCACGGTTTCTGTGGTTCATCCGTTTCTTTCGCCGGGCGCGATGTCCCCTGCGGTTTCTGTTGAGCTGTCTCTTTGGCCGGGGTATGCTCGTAACGGAAAGGATGCAATCCTTGTTGCTGTGCGTCGTTATAGTTGCCCAGCGGTATGTCGTAGTCCGCGCCGTCCTTGTCACGCATACGGATGGTTGCTCCCTTGTATGCGTTCGCATACGACTGCATCCCGTACTTCTTGATGTTGTCCTCGCTTACTTGATGGCTCTTGCCGTCCGAGGTGGTAATGGTGTATGTTATCTTGTTTGGCATAGCTGTTAGTTTAATGGAGGTGCGCTGTTACTGTTTCCTGTGCCACCTCCGCGTCTGTAATCATCTACGTTGAACTGGTTGGTCTTTTCGTCCACTTCTGCCGCTATGGCGGCTATGGAACGTTTCACTCTGCGCTGTTTCCTCGGCTCGCCTTTGTAGTTTCTTTCCGTGACTTCGGTGTCGTAGATGTCAACTCCTGCGTCCCTTGCAGCGTCAAGCACGGCTTTCTCGTAGTCGGCCTGTGTCTTGTACTTCTTGCCTTGGAACTCGCCGTAGTATCGGTTGCCGGAGCTTCCTCCGTTGTCATAGTATCTTGCGCGTGCCCTTGACGCACTTGCCGATGCGTTCGAAGCTCCTGCGGCTGCCTTGTTGCGGTTAATCTTGCTCTGTTCGAGCTGTGGTGCATACCTCGCTTCCACTTCTGCTTTCTTTGCTTCGTATTCAGCCTGTGTAATCTGATTGTTCCGAAGCTGTTTGTTAAGGTCGTGCATTTCCGCATCGCGCTTTTCCTTAGCTTCGGCGCGTGCGTCCGCTGCCTTGTCGCGCTCCTGCTTGATTTTGTCAAGTCCGAGCTGCCGTTGCCATGCACGTTCGTTGTCGTTGTATGTGTCATCGGCTTGCCGGGCACGCATCAGTCCGTTGATGTACGCCGTCATGTTGGCGTTACGTTCTGCGGTCAGCTTGTCCCAGCGCTTCTTTGTTTTCTCCGACTGCGTTTCAACCGGTCTGTACATATTCGGCGCATACTGCGTGGTAAAGAAAAGGTTGGAGAGTGCCGATATGCCGTCTCCTATGGCGGCGAATATCTGCTCCCTGCGCTGTTTCTTGCGTTCTTTCTCCAACTCTTCCTGCGTGGGTGGCTTATACGGGTTGAGTAGCCTGAACATTTCTTCGTAGCTTACCCGTTGCGGCTTCACTTCAATCTGCGTTTTTTCAACGTCCGTTACCTGCGGCGTCGCCTCTTTCAAAGCTGCGCTTGCCTCTTGCGGCGTAGGTGCTTCAGGCTTGGCCGGTGGTGTGCCTGTTGTGCTTTGCCGGGTTTGCGTGCCCGTCGCGCCGGGCAATGAACTATCTATGACCGGTGGTGTATAGGGTGCTGTTGGCTTTCCACTTACACCCAATATGTTGTTCAATGTTGTTGACATAGGCATAAGAGTGTTAGAATGGCATGTTCGACGCTGCCTGCGTCACTCCCTGCACGGCTCCCGATATGGCGTTGGCTTTCCCTATTTCAAGCTGCTGCAACTGGTTTTGCAGGTCTGCGTCGCGTTGCAGGTACTGTTGTTCGATTTGGTCTTTCCGCTGTTCACCGTTCACGGCAATCTGCGCCGTAGCGTCCGCCAATGCTTGATTATTCGCGGCTTTGGCTGCTGCCGTACTCTCGTCCGTGCCGCCCATCACGGCCTGCGTTCCCGCCGCCTGACGGTTCCTGTTCTTTATGCTCTCCTCCGTCATGGTAAGGATGCGCTGTGCGTCGGCACGTTGTGTCGCGTCCTCGTTGTAACGCCGGTCATACCAGTCCTGATTCTTCTGCATCTGCTCCTGTACGTTCTGCTTCGCTTTCTTCATCGCCTTTGAGGCGGAAATGCCGCCGAAGATACTGCCGACGGCTCCTATTGCACTGCCTATTAGTCCCATATCTGTTTAAACTTATCTTTATGCGGCGAAGTTAAACCGTTATCTTTGCACTTGCCGTTTAACTTTTTACGCACGTAATATGAAAGGAAAGAAAACAGGAGGAAGAGTAAAGGGCGTGCCAAACAAACCAAAGCCGGGCCGCGAAATCATAAAGGCACATTCTATGGACTATTTCTCGCCCAATCCCAGGAACGACGGAGGCATGAGCGACTTCGAGCGCGACTTGAGGCTGCTTGACCCTGCCGACAGGGTGAACGCAGAAATCCGTCTGCTCAAATACCACATGCCCGAACTCAAGTCCGTTGACATGGACGCAACCATCACGACACGCATCACCATCGAGGACAAGCTGCGCCAGCTGTCAGGCGAGGACGAATAATCTATTTTCGTCTACTTTTAGACGGTTTCTTTTTCATTGACTGTATCATAATCAGCGGCGGTGTCTGTTAATTCTGACATCGCCTTTTTCATGTGTAAGAAAACGCTATTTCTTCCCCATTTATGCCTATTTCTTCCGAAGAAATGCGTATTCTTTCCGAAGAAATAGGCTTTTCTTCCGAAGAAACGAAAAAACAGGGTGAAAATGGGGTGTTTTTGGCCTGAAAACGGGCAAAAAATCATTCGTATTTCTTCCGAAGAAATAGGCTTTTCTTCCGAAGTTATTGCTATTTCTTCCGAAGAAATCCGCATTCCTTCCGAAGAAATAGGCTTTTCTTCGGAATTTATCCCACAAAGAAAAGAGAAGAAATATATAAGTATATATATTTCATTCTCCATCTACGTCGTAGAGCGCACGCGCGTGTGCGTGTGTATCGTGTGCGCGCATACGCGCGTAGGCACATACGCACAAGCACGGTGGCAAAAAGAAAACCTGCAAAGAAAGTTTCCTTGCAGGTCGTAAAAAGATAAACTGCGGTTCGCCGCCGGTCGGATTATTTTTGTAGGCAAAAAGAATTTCGCATGAAAAAATCAGTTGAGAACATCATGACACTTTTACGCTCCGGCATCGGCGGCCTCACGTTGAAGTCCGACGACTTCCGTTTTTCCGAACTGTCCATGTTCGCACAGCTCGCCGCGTCATCAGAAACGCCGCTTACTCTCGTTGTGGGTGACAACCTCACCTTTGCCGAAGTCTTGGCGTTGACGAAAACAGCACATGGCTTTCTTCACGTCGATTTGAAATAACATCGCTAACTAAAACCCTTTCCCTTTCATCCGCTGGTACACTACGGTCTGTCCCTTATCCATGTTCTCAATCTTGAACATCACCATTGAGCGTTGCGGTATGTCGTCGGGCAGTTGCGCCGCCAGCCTTGCGATAACCTCATCCACGTTGTTATAGCCGGTATCGGTAAACTCCGCCAGCTTCTTTCCCTGAAAGTAAGCCTCACCGTGTATTTGGTAACGGAACGACAGGCGGAAGTGCGGCTCTTCTTCCTGACGCTCGCGCACTGACGGCTTGTCGGTGAAGAAGATGAAGTCAACCACTTTCTCGTTCAGCACCCATGCCGGAGTGAAGTCCAGCTTTATGTAGCCGCGCGTCACCTTGTGACCGCTACTGTGGTTCATCGCGAACGCCACCTCACTGATGGAAGCTCCGCAGTCGTTCTGCGCCACCGTTCCCCACGTGTGCCTGAACGTGTACGCCGAATAGTCCTCGTCCTTTGTCATGCCCATAGCCCGGCATATCTGCCTTATGCCGCCGTTCACGTTGGCGCAGAAGCTGTCATTCGTCGTGTGCCTTTTGCTGAACACAAACAGATGATCATCTTTTTCGTCCATATTGGCATACTTCTCAAACAGAGGTAAGATGATTGGCGGAACACGCATTTCCATATACGCACCGTCCGCCCTGAACTTCTTTGTCTTGGCGCGTTGGTAGTGTATGATGCCGCCGTGGTAGTCCTCCTTTCGCAAGTTGAACAAGTCCACCGTGTTGATACCGGCAAGGCATAGCACCATCATTGCCACGTCGCGCCCAAGCTCCATGAGTGGGTATTTCATCTTGCTATCCGGCAAGGGGAACGAGAAGAACGCCCTGCAAGCCTCCGGCGTTATCGCCAGCTTCTCCGTGCGGTCGGCCTTGGGTATCTTCACCTTCACCCACGGATTGGTCTTTATCCTGATAATTCCGTTGTCGTAGTCGTTCATCTCCACCTGAGCCGCCTTGAACACCTGCCTCATGCAGATAGGGTACATCTCCTTTGCCCGGTGCGTCTGTTCCATGCTCTCTATCCACCTGTTCACGAAGTTGGATGTCAGGTGCGAGAACATCACCTTTGTCGTACCGGCAAAACGCTCCATGTGCTGCAAGGCCAGCTCGTAGTTCCTTGCGTTGCGCTGCTGCCCACGGTCTATCATGCGGTCAATGTGCTTACGGGCATAGTCTGAAAAACAGATGTCGTTATACCCGCTTTTAAGGTAGTCTGTGATGTCTTTTACAGTCCAGTGTTCGGTATCAACCCTATTAAGGATTTCCATGTATTCCACTATACGGTTCGTGCAAAACTGCATCACATACGGGTCTTCAATCTCGCCCGACTTGCTAAGTCCTTTGTCGTTTACCATTTTGTCAGTGGGGATATAAGCCACCTTTTTGTGGTGTATCACCCTGATGTAGACGGGATAAAAGCCGTCTTTCCTCTTTGCTTTCACACAAGCCTTAAATGTAGCCATGTTCCAATAGTTTTATGATGTTGTTATACTGTAAGTTAGTTTTTATCTGTAACTTCCTGTAATGACGTTTATTAGACTTGGTAAACCGTAGGTAAACCGCCACCTGATTTCAGGTAAATATTTGGTAAACTTTTCTGCATATTCTGCACGAAAACCATGTAAAACCGTGTAGAAACAAATAGGCGGTAAACCCCTATCGTATAAGAGCTTACCGCCTAATATACTGTTATTTAGCTACTTAGAGAGTATCTTCTACCGCAGCCTGCGCCGCGGCCAGTCTGGCAATAGGCACGCGGAACGGAGAACAAGACACATAGTTCAAACCAACTTTGTGACAGAATTTCACTGATGAAGGCTCAC